CATGTGGCGGTAGACTTGGCTGATCGGAACACCGTAATGCAGGTCGACCCGCCAACTCATGCTCTGATTTGTCGTGCTGAAGCCAGCACAACCACCGGGGACAGCCTCGATGTCCGCACTGACTGTGCCTCCAAATTCGTCAGTGCAAGTACCGCTGTCTGGCGCTGTCTTCACGAACGTGCCGTTGCAATTCAGACCCACGTTCCACTGATAGGGGAAGTCAAGATCCCCCAGGGTCGGCCCGCCGATCACGCCCTTTTGCACGATCCCGCGCATGCCGCAGTTGATATGCGATCCACCGCCAGCGCCGCCTGCGACGGTGAAGAAGATCGAGTCTCCCACCCTCGCCGGGTTGTGCGTACTGCTTTCGTTGTACACCGTGATGATCTGCGACTGGCTCGACCTGTCAGCCCTCGCCGGATCGACATCGCAGTCACGGCAGTCCGAGTCTGGCACGACCTCGATGTTGGTCAGCAAGCCGCCGTGACCCGCAGGCGCGGAGCCCTCGCTGGCGTAGAACGACAGGAACATCAGCTTCTCGGTCGCCACGCCGATCTCATCCGCCGGCGGCTGTCCGCCGCACGCCACCAGCGCGCAGCCGATTGCCAGAATCCCGAGTGCTAGCTTCTTCATGCTCGATCCTTTCGTTGTCATCTCAACGGCCGCGCCACCGTGGCGTCGGCTCGTCATTCGTGGGGTGCCGAGGACTCGAACCCCGGGCTGATTTGCACCTATGCCACCCCAAGGCCCCCGGCGGGGCGGTGGCTGCTACTACGTGCTGCCAACGATGTTGATGTAGTACCGATTCTCGGTGCCACTCTCGGCGTAGCGCATGACGATCAGCAGGTAACCTTGATTCCATCCATCCAGCACCGGCACGCCGATGCTTTGGGTGTACTTCGAAATCCCGGGGTTCGAATTGAAATACGGCATCATCCGCACCCGCACCGGAGCGCGCGCCGGGAACTGCGCGGCGGCAACCGGATCCTTGAACACGCAAGTCCCTTGGTTCATGTCGGAAGCGGCATCGTTCCAGCCGTACCATGCGCCCCAGTGACCGGGGGCCGCGCCGGAATAGGCCAGTGGGAACTCGGTCTGCGGGAAGAATCCGCCCTGCTCGTTGTGCACACCGGTAGTCGGATCGAAGCCGCCTCCGAGATGGATCCCTGTGCACACGAGGGTAACGCTGCCGGCCTGGATCGATCCGTCGAGGTTCATGTGGAACACGTCGCGGCCGGTGCCGTTGGTTCCGGGCGAGGAGCCAGCGGTGAACGTGATCAACTCTCCGGGATTGATCGCGATGTGCGTCCCCGAGAAGTCGCTCACGTCCGATCCGATCGGCTTCGAGAGCATGAAGCTCGGGTAGATCGACGGCGGCGTCCCGTTCGGGAACGCCGTACTGGTGTAGTACGTCGATAGCTTCTCTGTCGCGACCCCCACGTCACTCGCCGGTGGCTCGCCGCCACATGCCGCCAGTGCGGCGCCTAGTACCAATCCAATCAGTGCTTTCTTGAACATCGGTATCCTCCTGTTGGTTTTCGACCACCGAAAATCGGGGGTCAGAATCTATCGGTCGCGCACCCCGCGAGGGCGAGTAGCAGCGCGCGTGTCACAGTAGCTTTGACCATCTTGCCTTGTCCTCCTGTGGTTGGTCTGTGCGTCGCCCCTTGCGCGATGGACAGTTCCAGTCACGCCCACTGACGGCGGCCTCTCTTGACCATCCAGCCGCGCGCAGCGACGTCCCGGGCTCGCTGGCGAGGATGTAAGTTTGAATCTTCGCGTATCCAAGTTCCTTGCCGACCCGCGCAGCTGCTGAATAGAGCGCGCTGCACGCATTCTTCGTTCCGTCGGTCACCAGTCGCGTAACCTCCAGCGTCGTCGCATGCGGTACGGCGCGGGCTACCGGGCGACCTACAGAACACCCCCCAACTATCTTTCCGTCGTGCTCGACGCCGATCGAAAAGCGATGCCCCTGGACTGGTTTGTGATGACGGTGAAGCGACTCGACCAGCGCGTTCAGCGCCTTCAGTTCGAGCGGGACAATCTTCACAACCCGCACCCCGCGAGGCACGACAGCAGCCAGAACAGCGCACCCACGGCCCACAGCACGGCGGTCACTGCGGCGCGGGCTGGGATGTCGCGGAGACTCACCCGCGCACCGCCACGCCGTCGAGGCTCAGTGACTCGGCGATTTCGGCGCAAGTCTCATCCGGAGCCCACGGACCATCCGACATCGAGTCGGCGACGTGTGTTGCGAGTACGATCTGACCAAGTGGATATGCAACCATGCCCATGCGCTCCCCGCGCAGCCACCGCGCCGCCCGCGCGAACGCCGCTCGCTCACGGGACGTCATGCGCCGTCCTCACCCGCGCACCGCCACGCCGTCGAGGCTTAGGGACTCGGCGACATGCGCGATTCGCCGCCACCCTTCGAACTGCCACCACGCACCCCTGTCCTCCAGGCTCTCCACGAAGTTCACGTGCTCCAGTATCGACGGCGTCAGGCTCACCTCGTTGCGCCAGAACCGCGCCGCCCGCGCGAATGCCGCTCGCTCGCGGGAGGTCATTTCGGCTTCCCCTCACGTGCGCGAAGCCGCCGCTCATGGTCATTTACTCGCTCGCCCATCGCCTGGACTAGGGTGTCCAGTTCCTTGATGCGCACCTTCGCCTCCTCCAACTCCAACTGGACCTGTGCCAGGGCCGCCGCCGCTCGCTCTCGGGCGGTCACGCGCCAGCCTTGGAGGCGCATGCGGCGCCGCAGTAGACCTGGAACGACTTCTTGGGGCCGCCGCATCGCTTGCACCCGAGGTATGCGTTACCAGGTAGAGGCATCTTACCGGCGAGCGTAGGGCACCCCTCGACGTGCCGCAGGATGTAGCCGCCGCACTGTTGGCACTTTTGTCCGCAGAAGTCCTCCAATTCCTTGACCCTGTCGGCCAGTGCCTTAATGCGCGCCTCGTGGTCGTCGAACCACCCGGGAGGGTCCTCGTCGCCTGCGTCTTCCGACAGCCCGCGCAGAAACTCCTGCGTGAACACCGGCGCGCACTTCACGCACGTCAGCGCGCCTTCGCAGGACTTGCAGACCGGCGCGCGGTAGCCGTTGATGTAATCGCGCAGGCGAGCCTTCTTTTCCTTCGCCTCGTCGCGCTCCTTGCAGTAATGCTCGGCTGCGCAGGCGAACGTTTCCTTTTTTGCGCGTTCCTCGTCGCGCTCCCGCTCGGCCTTCTCGGCGCGTGCCTCCAAGGCGTTCACCTGTCGCACCAACGCGTCTGCTAGTTCGCTCATCATCACTCCTTGTCGTAAGCCCGGGTTATCGCCCTGCAAGCGTTGCAAATGTCGAGCTCGCCCGGCGCAGATCGTCGCCAACCAGGCGGAAGCCGTAGGTCTTTGTTGGCCATCGCCCATCGGTACGGGAAGCCGTTCGGGCCGTAGCAACTGCGAACCGCTCCGCATGTGTCGCACGTCCAGTGTGGATACGGTAGTCCCCTGCCGAACGCCAAATCTCCCGCCCGGTAGCTCATTCGCGGTCCATCGCCCGGGTTATCGCCACCGCGAGTGCATCGGCCGCGTCGACCTGCGGGCACGCCTTCATCCTCAACGTGCGCATCACCGCAAGTTGTACGTCTTTCTTCGTGGCCTCACCGTGGCCGGCGCCGATCTTCTTCACCGTCGAGTTGCCATAGCCGCGGATTGACTTCGGCCCGAAGCACCGCGCCAGCACCGTGCGAGCCACGCCGCGCACCTCGGCCAGCGTGAGGTCAGTTGCGAAACCACCGCCGAACCCTTCTTCGATGCCGCAGAGGTACGTCGTACCGTCGGCTGGGAGCTCGTCGCAGAGCGCGCCGAGGTCGTCATGCAGGGTTAGCAGGCGCTCGGCCGGCGAGTCGGTGGCCTTGGCCACCAGCGTTTCGGCGAGCACGAACTCCAGCCTGTCGAGCACGAACGGCTTGCATCTGGTCAACCGAATCACCCCGACGCCCATCCGTCGCGTGCCGGGGTCGACGCCGATGATGACGACGCTCACTCTTGCACCGGTGGTGGCGGGAACAGCGACACCTCGGAAGGCCACAGGTGCGGCGGCAGCGGCTCATCGTAGTACCCGCCGCATTCCAGGTCGCACACGCCGCCAGCCATCGGAAGCGGCACACTGCGACCGCGCGGCGCCTTTATGCGCTTGCACTTGGTGCACTGCACACGCGCGTAGCACATGCCGTTGCAGCCCGGCGCGGGTATCCCGTTGACGTAAATCACGACTTCCAGTCTCTCCTGTGGCAGCGCTTGCAGTCGCGAAGCCACACGTCCAGGATTGCGCGCCGGTCTCGCCATTCGCTCCACCTGTGCCCGAAGATTCGGCACAGCACGCGACGGATGGTGCTCACGACTTCTCCGGCTTTGCGAGCTTGGCGCTCACCTCTGCACGCATGTCCGGCCAGACGTGCGGCAGCACCCACCTCAGCGCCTCGATCATGCCTAGCGCAAGCATCCTGGTGTCACGGTCGCACATACGGTCGTGGCCCAGTCCGGCGCAGAAGGGGTTTTCATCCTTGTGCGCAATCTCGCGCGGCGGCCTCACGACGTCACCGGCCCCGCGCAGCGGTACTCGTCGCGAATCAGGTCCCACACCCATGTCAGCACCTCGAAGGCCGCCTCCGTGTCGCGCCTGTCCTCGGCGTCGAAGCCCATCACTCGCAGGTCGGAGGCGTCGCCGGCATCATACGGTCCCATTCCGATGCATCCAATTTCCTCCGCGAGTTCACCGATTGGAATCTCACCGTGGCCGCCACACACCTCTTTCTCGACGAAATCCTTCATCGCCACGCACAAGACATGCGATCGGTACGTTGACCACGAGCCTTCAAACAGGCACCCAATGCGCTGGTACCGCTCGCCCTTGCGAAGCGGCAAGCCGCACTCGCAGCACATGTGCTCGGATCGACACGTCGGGTGAGTCACATCCCAAACCTGCGACGGCTCCAAGTCGTAGCTACACATTTGTGGGCCCCGCGCAGCTCAGCATCAGGTCGCGCCGCCACACATAGACGCCGAGGTTAGCCACGTGTGCACCCGTTCTCATGCATTCCGCCGCCGCGAAAGCACACTTCGCACATGATACTCTGCATCGGGTGAACCATGCCGGTCCCGGTGGAAGTCGTGTTAAGTCCGCTCGACTGGATGAGCGATGCGTTCTTTTCCCGCAAGCTCGCAGCATGCAGCCGGCACGATTTGCACTCTCGCGCCTCCAGTGCCGTGGCGATGCGCTCCAGCGCGACCGCGATTCGTTCGTCCAGCGTCATCGGTGCGCCGCCAGTCGTTCGACCGCCACTGCGATTCGCTCCCACAGCGCCTCGGTACGCGTGCGATGCGCCTTCGCCTCCTCAATGTCATGCGCGAACAATTCCACGCGCCGCGTATCGTTTTCGACCAGTGTCGCGCGAAACGCTGGCTCCGTCGCAAGTGACTCCGCGGCCGCATTCAACAGTGCTTGGTTGTCCATCGTCAAACCTCCGAAGTGAATACAGTACACGAGTCCCGCGCGCGGTCAACCGATTTCGTCGTCGTCGCGCAATCGTGCCAGCCCGGACTTGAGCTTCGCCATCGCCGCATCCGCGATCTTCGACGCGCGCTCAAGGGTCATGTTTTGGAGTTTCGCGATTTCCTCAAACGGCATCAACCCCTCGTGCGGCCGCGCGGCAACCCGAAGCGCGCACGTCTCATCGAGTTCGTCGAAGTCCTTGTCGGGAAAAACCACCTTGAGCGTGCCGTGGGCGGCGTCCACGAACATGTACAGGTTGTGACGACACGCGAACCATGCGCACGGCCCTGTCGGGCAGTCGGCCACGGTCATCGGCCGATCGTAGTCGCCAGTGCTCACGAGGTCGCGGATGTCGCGCTCCGTCTCCGCCAGCTCGGCGGCGGTCATGCGCTCCATGCCGATCGAGCGCGGCGGCGGCCCGGCGACCATCTTGCGCTGCTTTGCCACGCGCAATCGCGGCGAGCGCACCGGAGCCAGGCGCGCGGGGCGGTCCCATTGGATTTCGAGCGCCGAGATTCGCGCGGCTCGGGCGCGGCGGAATGACGGGCGCGGGAACAGGACCTTGACCGTGAGCTCGACGAATGCAAAGCACCGCTGGCCCGGCGGGTCGGCGCTCACTTCGACTCGGCTCACGATCGCCAAAATCACCCCCCGTACTCCAGCCCGCAGGCCATCACGTTGCCGAGCGCGCACCCGATTCGCGCGAACGCGGTGGCCGGGATTCGCGTCAACTTCGTGGCGACGCGCTTCCAGCCTTCGCCCTTGCACGCCTGGCATCTTCGCTTGTCGTTGATGTCCAGCCATGCGCCGCGCAAAACCTCGCCGTGCCCACGGCACGCCTGACAGCACGAAAAGCCCATGTCGTCGACGGCGTCCCAACATGGGCCGTTGGCGTCCGAGAGTAGGACAGGGACGCGCGGCGCGCGCGGAGGTAGGATGTTTTTGACGGCCACGTCCGGCGTCCACGTCGACCGGTTCGCCAACAGGCCGAGGTAGCGCAGGTCGTTTCGGATCATTTGCATTTCTGCCTCGCCAGGGTCCTCCATCGCGAAGATCTTCACTGCGATCTCGCGTGTGCTCATGCCCGACTCGTGCATCGGCGGAATGAAAGTGCGGCGCTTGGCGGCGGCGGCCTTGCCGGCCTTGGTCTGGTACGGGCGTCCGTTCGGTTCTTTTCGGGTTTTCACGGCGTTAGCTCCTTCCAGAGTTTCAGATCGTCGAGGATTTCGAACACCGGGATATTGAGCGCGATCGCCTCGTCGCGTTCCTGTTTGGCACCAATGGATTCCTCCCACCCGGGGACCATCATGACCGCGTCGCACTTGCGAAGTTGCGCCATGGTCGCCTCGTACCAATACGCCTCGTCAAACGTGCCGACGGCGAAGCGCCCTACCGAGTGCGGAACGAGCGCCGACATGCCGAGCGCCGCGACTTCGAGGCCAACGTATTCCGCATCGCGGATGTTGTACTCGATTTCGTGCGGGGTTGGCGCGGTGAACGGGCCGGCGATGTAGACGACTTTCATCTGTCCTCCTCGGGTGGGTCCCATCGATCGGGAATGCGGGTTCGGGTTGGCGGTGGGTCATCGACGGGCGGTGGCGTCGGGCGGCCGTCGGCGCCGGGACTCGACTTGTACCAGCGCGGCCACTCACTGCTCGTCAGCGCCTCCCATGTCTGCCCCGTCATGTCGAGTCGGCCGAGCGTGTAGTGCGGGAGGTAGGAGTTCGTGCGCGTGTCGAAGGTCAGCTTCGCCACATAGCGCGTGAGTGAGCTGTCGGCGCGGCACTTCACGATTCGCATGTACGTCGACCACTGGCCCGGACCGGGAGACGGCGTTTCGTAGTCGGGCGCAATCATGATCGCCTTGGTCGAAATCTTCACGAGGTCGCTGGAGCCGTGGAATGCGTCCTCGTTTGGGACCACCGAATCATAGCGACCGCTCGACTTGCGGATGTGCCCGACGACGATGACCGGGCGATCCGCGCGCAATGCTGAGTCGCGGATCTGTTGGAGGATCTTTTTCTGCCCGCGATACTCGTCTTTGTCGTCGACGTCCACGTAGTGGAAATGGTCGAGCACAACTAGGTCCGTCTCATCCTGAACACTCGCGAATAGGCGCGAGAAGTCGTCGCTGGTGAACGAGTTGATCCGGTAGTACGTGCTCAGGTTCGCGAGGATCTTTCGAAGCTCGGCGTCCGTCTCGCTGTCGAAGGGACCGAGCTCTTGTTCGAGTTTCCCGTTGCGCCAGTTGATGTAGCGGATGTCGGCGTTCGAGCGCGTGCCGCTGGCGAAGAACTTCGAGGCCAGGATCGTGAACTTCATGCGGCGCTCAATCTCGATGTCCTCGGCCTCCAGCTGGAACTGGTGCACGCGCTTGCCAAGTGTGCAGTTTGCCAGCGAGATGCCGCTGACGAGGGCCGTCTTGCCGGCGCCCGACTTCGCCCCAACGAGCACGAGATCCTGTCGCGTGATGCCTCCGAACGCGTCGTCAAGGAACTGCACCCCGAAGTGCAAGAGCGACTTGCCGTCGTCGAGCCGCCGCGCGCGCTCGCCGCTCAATCGCTCTGGCGACCGGAGGAAGCGCGGGCCGGCCTCGAGTCGCGCGACCATGGCCAGCAGCTTCTCGGCGGTGCCGCCCGCGCCGATCCAGTCCGTGACGTCTCCGCTTGGCGGCAGCCCCGGTAGTTTGAGTACCTTCACGGACTCGCAGGCTTCGCCCAGCGCGGCTTGTGCCAGTGTCGCGGCCTTCTCGCCCGGGACGTCGTTGTCGGGCAACACGACGACGCTGCGGCCCTTCAGCGCGGCCACCATGCCGGCCTCCCACTTCGAGCTCGACCCGCCCGTCTTGGTCGTCGCAGTGAGCCCGAGTGCCTCGACCGATTCCACATCGCGCTCGCCCTCGACCAAGAACACGACGCCCGTGGACTTCGCGAGTTGCGGCGCGTGGTAGAGTATGCGCTCGACGCCGGTCATCGAGGGGACCCATTTGCCGCCCTGCATGGACTCTTGCCGGAACGACTTGCGGCCGCTGTCGGGCGAGGTCAAGCGGGACACGCGGTACTTCAAGACCCACACGGCGTCGAAGTACTCGTAGACCGCGGTGACCGGCCACTCCCTCGGGTCCAGGGTTTCCTCGGCTTTGCCGTTGACGAGTGGTTCCTCGAACAGGTCCCCGACCTTGAGCCCGAGCGAATCGCAGATTGCCGCGGTATCGCATCCTGCGTGGCAGCACACGAGTATTTTGCCGCCGGTGCCAGCTGTGACCGAGAGCGAAGGCATCCGGTCGTCGTGAGCGGGGCATGGGGCCATCCAGCGTCGATCCCCGCACGCCTTGGCGGATTTCAGACGCGCCACGAACTCGTGGATCGTCACTGGCGGGCCTCGTCGAGTAGCGCCTGTAGTCGGGCAATCATGTCGTCGGCGCGCTCCAGGGCGCGAGATGCCGAGGCCGAGAAGGGGCCGGCGACGAGTGCCGTGCGGATTGCGTCGAGTTGGCGGATCCAGGAACGGATTTGGTCGGGCGTCGTCATGTGGGCGGCCTCCAGAGCGGAGGCATCGCGTCGGGGTTGTAGTTCGGGTTCGGGTGCGCGGTGCTTGGCCTTGGTTTTATGCCCGGTCCCTTGGGTCCACGTCCGCTGTTTTGCTGACGCGTCATCCATCCCACGAGGAACTTTTCCATGCCGCCTGCGGTCTTACGGTTCGCGCGGTTCGCTTCGCACCATGACCGAGCCGCGCCGGCCTCAATCCGAACGTCCACCCCTGGGAAGTCAACCTGCCATGCGTCGATCTGCCGTTGGGTCAGATGCCACACCTTCGGATCTCCGTTGGTCGGGTAGGTCAGGACCGGCGGATCCGGCGTGTCTCCCGAAAGTCCAAGGCGGAGCGGTTCCGGCTTCGAGTCCGCGGGAGCGGACCTCGGAGCGCTATCCTCTTCCCGGTCCTCTTCCCGGTCCCGGTCCCGGTCCCGGTCAGGCGCGGGAGTCCCGGGAACTTTCGCGGGAGTCTCGCGAGTGTCTCGCGAATCATGTAATTCCAAGCAGTTACCGACATCATCGTGTAATTCCTCGCGAGACCCCAGGGAATCCCCGGGAACTTTCGCGGGAGTCTCGCGACCGGGGCAGGTTGGCTTCCCGGGCTTGTCGACGCGCTGGTGTTTCTCCCACCCGGTCAGGTGCGCGTAAGCCTGGCCGTCGACCGAGTAGAGCTCGATCAGGCCGATTGAATTCAGGCGCCGAAGCACGGCCTTCATGTCGACGTCGGAGTGAGCCCACATGATCGCGCTGGCGACGCGTTGAGGGTGCGCCCGGAAGTTCCCGTAGTCGTCGGCAAGAAGGATGCACGACACCCACGTACGCCATTCCACGTGCGACAGGGACGCCGCCTTCTCGTCTTCGAGTAGTTCAGGCTTGATCGTGCGGATGCGGGCCATCTTGGGTCTTCCTCCATTCGGACTCCATGACCGACTCGCTGCGTTTCGTCACGTGCGCACCTCGATGCCCAGGAATCCCACCGCCTGCAACACCGGCGAGAGTGCGACCCCACGACGTTGGTGGAGACGATGGGATTTCCGGGCACGAAATTTCAGCATGTGGGGTCGCATTTCCATGAAATCACCCTTGCGGCAGAAAGTCAACGGGTCGCAGCGTCACGGGGCGATGCGCGAGAACAGGTCGCCGACGGACTGCGCCTTCTCGCACGCGTCAAGGTTAAGCACGGCCTGCTTGTAGTACGACGGCTTTAGCTCGCACCCGATGAACCGTCGGCCCATCTTCAGCGCCTGGTATCCCTCGCTGCCGATGCCGGCGAAGGGGGACAGGATCACGTCGTTGGGACGCGACCACAGGTGAAGCCACCGCTCGATCACGTCGAGTTGCAACGGCGCGATATGACGCTCGTCCTCGTCTTCGCGCGCTGACTCTTTCTGGAGCGTATTGCTTGGGTTGATGTCCATCCAGACAGGGGACGCGTACTTCTGCCACAATGACACAGGCAAGTCTGAGTCGTCGTGTGTGATGGGGTCCGGGTTCTCCCCTGGCTTTCGCATTGTCACGATATAGTCCGCTAGCCCCTGCCGCGACATCGCGGAGTCTTTGCGTACCTGCTTATGAAGCAGGCCCAGGGCTTTCGTTCGCTGCATCTGCGTGACGGGATCCTTCCAGATGCACACTTCGGAATGGAAGATGAAACCCGCAGCTTCGAATGCGCGAATGAGCGTGCCGCGGAAGTCTCGGAGGCCGATGTATCCATCCTTGGCCTTAGAAGTCGGCATCGTCATGCAGTGGAATCCGAGGTTCCGACCTGGCTTCGTCACCCGAAGCAAGTCCGCGATCAAGAACTTCATGTGCTCGAAAAACTCATCCTCGCCGGTGCAGTTGCCGAGGTCGCGATCGCTGGCCGAGTATGTGTAAAGAGAACTAAACAGGGGGCTAAATACAGAGCCGTCGACGGAGTTGTCCGGGATTCCCTTGAGCACCTCGCATGAATCTCCGTTGTAGATTGCGAACCGGTCGGTAACTTTCTGATCGATGACATTCATGTGCGCACCTCGGAAGTTAGCCAAGCTGGGATTTTGAGTTTCTTCGTCGGCTCGTACTCGACGACATTCCGCTGCGTCCCACGGACGTTCGCGCGCATCTCTGCGCGCATCTCTTCGAGCATGCCGGCGATCATTTTCACCATGTCCGCCTCCTTGCGCTGGATGTTAGCGACGACGGCGCCCTCAAGCTCGGACGTTATGACGTGCACCGCGACCTCGCGCTTCTGCCCGAATCGCCAACACCTGCGCACGGCCTGGTAGAACTCCTCGAACGAATCCGAGAGGCCGACGAAAGCCATGCGCGCGCAGTTTTGCAGGTTGAGGCCGTGCCCAAACATCGACGGCTTGCTGACGAGGACGCGGATGCGACCTTCGGTGAACCCGGCGATCGACGACTCCTTGTGCTCACGCGTGTCCGACCCTGACACCTGGACAGCGCCCGGGATCAACGCGGCGAGAGCGTCGCCCTCGTCGTTGAGATTGCACCACGTGAGCCACTGCTCTCCCGGCTCAGACGCAATCAAGTCCGCGCATGCCTTCGACCGCGCCGAGATGGTGCCCCGCTTCGCCGCCCGCCGTTCCTGCAGCGTCTGCGCCTCCATCTCAAACAGGAAGCCGGACTTCTTGGCCTGTGAATGGTCGGCCGCGATGACGCTCTTTTCGATGCGCATGGGCGGCAGGACGAAGTCGCTCGTCTCATACCCGAGATCCGCAGGCGACCGAATCATGACCGCCCAGCCGCATACCCACTTCCAGAAGTCCTTTTGCGCGTGGCCCTTGATGCGCCAGTCTTGCGTGCTGCCCCCGTCGTGCGCGAAGAACATCGACAGCATCTCCGTGCGGCGCATGACGCCGAGAAACTCGCAATGGTTACCGAGCTCGGTGAAGTCGTTCGGGCTCGGCGTGGCCGTGAAGGCGAGTCGGTATGGCGTCGACGAGAACGTGTCGATGATGAGGTTTCGCATCTTGCCCGTGTGAGCTTTGAGGATCGACGACTCGTCGAGGATGACGGTCCCGAACCGCCGCGCGTCGAAGTGCTCTAGCATCTCGTAGTTGGCGACCACGATTCCGGGCGCTCCGTCGTCCTGTCTGAGGTACCGGCAGTGGATCCCGAACTTCTCACCCTCGCGCACGGTCTGCTGCGCCACCGCCAGCGGGGCGAGAATCAGCGCCGGCTTTCCGGAGTGCTCGACCATAAGCCGCGCGCATTCGAGTTGAATCAGGCTCTTCCCGAGTCCGCAGTCAGCGAACACTGCCGCGCGCCCCATGCGACACGCCCACCGAATGATGTCGGCTTGAAACGGGTAGGCCATGCCAGAAACCTCGGCAGCCTCGAACCCGGACGGCGCGACCAGAAGCCTCTTGCGCTCGATGAATTCCTCGTACTCGCTCACGTCCGCCTCCCAATGTGCCGCCGAACCGCAGTGATCACGCTCGAATGGTTCATTCCCCCGAGCGCCCGACCGATTGCCGAGTAGGTCATGCCCGACTCGCGCATGCGCCAAGCCGCCTCGTCGCGCGTGCGCACGATTTCCGGCAACCGCGACCGACTTCGTATCAGGTCGGCGCGCGCACCCATGTCTTTGGCGACGTTTTCCAGAGGCGTGTTGGACTTGCCCCTCCACGCGCGCAGCGCCTCCTCGAACGCCTCGCCCGGCGTAGCGCCCTTCGCGTGCCGGCGCAGGAATGCCTCGCCCGCGTGGTCTGCCGGCGTCACGGCTTGAATACCTCAGCGGCGCAGTCCAGGCACAGGCCGCGCCCCTCGTCGCTCACATGGATGTAGCTTGCGAGCGCAGAGTGATGGACGCCGCCCTCGGTGCACCGATAGCGATCGTGCCACGGCACGCGCCCCGGAACCGGCAGATTTGCCCACTGTGCAGCGGCGGCCGGTACCATGAACTTGCGAAACGGCTCGGTCGCGCGCGCGATGCGCAAAAAAGTCTCGGCGTCAACCGCTTCGAGCGTCACATCACCGACGGTAAACTTGATCATGGAAACACCTCACGGGATACAGTATGCGAGTGTTGAAAAGTGTCAAGGGATGATCGGCGCGCCGTTGCGGCCGACGGTGACCCGCGCGTGGCGATGAACCCGAGGCGCCGGTGGCTCGATCCCGGGTTCCGCACCGCTGGAATGCACGAAGTACGCAGGGTATTCGACGGGTGCATCGGGCAGCGGCGCGGCCATGATGCGCTCTAGTTTCGTGGGGTCGCCGGCAGGCAGCGGGATGGGCCGGCGGATGCCGTGCGCCGCGACGACTGCCCACGTGAGCGAGGCTAGGGTGATGCCGATGACGACGCCTAGTGAGCGGTTCACGGCTTCCACCCCTGCGCCTTGAGCAGTTCGGCGATGCGCGGTGCCTGCCATCCAGGCGGCTTCATGATCTTCCCATCGCTCCTCGACTGCCCACCGACCTTCGCCATGTTCGTGCGGTGCACCTCCTCGAACAGCGGATCGAGGTCGATGCCGAGCTCCAGCGCGGCGCCGATGCACACGTAGATGGTGTCGACCAGGCCGTCGGCGACTTCCGCCATGGCGTGCGTCTCATCCGTGAGATCCGCGAGCGCCAGGCATGTTTCGGTTGCCTCCTCGTCGATCAGGGACTGGCGAAGCAGGATCCGCTCGGACGCCGGCGTGGCCGGCACGGTGTTCGACGGCACGCCAAATCGATGGTGAAACTCGGTCACGCATTCGATCCAGCGGTTCATTTGACGTTCCTCCATGCGGCGATGATCACGACGATCCCGAGCGCCACGGCCATCACCACTTCTGCGATGCCGTCCGCGTTCACGACTTCACCGCCGCGAGCTTGCTCAGCGCCTGCTGCGCCTGTTCGATCGTCAGGTCCGAAATCGCGGCCACCTCGTAGTCGGCGGCCACGTCGCCGTTGGACATGCCGAGTTCCGAGATGCGGCGGGCGAGCGCGGACTGCGCCTGTGCCAACTCGACCTGCGCGGCGAGGTTCGGGTTGCCGGCGGGCGGTGGCGTCGGCTCGGGCTTGGCCTCCGCCGGCTTGCGCCCGAGTGCCACGCGGCGCCCTTGCTCGGCGGGGGCGATGCCGGGAACGGCGGCGGCCGGACCAGGGAACACCTCGTCAACCGTCTTGTCACCCGACTTGATGGCCGTACCGTAGCCGATGAGGACTTCGAGCTGGTCGAGGCCGATGTCGCCTACGTCCTTCAGTTCCAGTGCGGCCATCACGCGATCCTGCGTGGCGCCAAGCTTCGCCAGTCGCGCGAGAACCTCGGCGCGCCGGTCGACCAACGTGGAAGCCTTGCCGACGGCCACCTCTTTGACCTTCGCGAAGATGGTATCGACGTAGGCGCGCGGCACGACTCGGAAGATCGCATTTCGAAGCGCAATGGATGCGGCGGCGTTGGCGGTCATCAGGATCATGTCGTCGTTGTACCGCTTGCCGTTCTTGTCGGTGATGCGGCGCCGGCTCTCGACGGTGGCCCGGCTGTTGGCTTCCAGGTCCCACGCTCCACCCTGCGCCACGACCTCCTTCTCCCCGGTCTCGATGATTCGAGCCGCGACGTGGAGGTTGCCGAACGCGCTGGCGCAAATCTCGGCCAGTCGGATGGACGGGCCCGAGATCGTCTTGCCGCCGCGCGGAAGGGCGTAGATGCACGACTCCGCAACCTCTCGCGAGATGGTCGCCATGGACAGCGCCGAGCGCATGAACTTCGTGATGCTACGCGGGTAGCGGTGCGCGGCGGAAAGCTGCGACTCCACCTCTCCGCGGTTGACGGCATCGATGCCGCCGCTCGACTCCTGAACGCGGATGATCTCGGTATCTTCGGGTTTGTCCCACGGTGCAATTTCGTCGCTCATTCGATTTCTCCTTTGGGTGTGCGCAAAACCTTCAGCTTGTGGATCGTGGTCTGACTCGTCGCCTGCACGGCGTCCAGCGCCTCTGTGAGTTCGCGCTTTGCCGCCGCGCCCTTGCCACGTTCGGCCTTCGCCATGACCGCCTTTTCCACAGCCGAGATGCTTACCTTGATTGAAGACAGTACCTCATCGTCGGTCAGTCGCGCAAGCAGGATCGGCCACGCGATCGCGGCGTCCACCTTGCGCGGCCCCTTCTCGGACACGAGGCGAATCTCGGTCCCGTCACCGCCATCGATGGGCCCGTCCTTCGCGAGCCGGCGAACGGCGTCCTGGAAGCTTTCCGCCTGTGCCGCGATGATCTTGGACATCTTGAACAGGCGCACGATCTCGGCGGGCTGCATGGCCGAGATGCCCTTCGGCCCGTCGCTGGTTTCGATGATTTGCAAGCCGCCGAGCAGCGCCACGTCGGCCCGGGCCTGTGCCGCGAGCGCCGGGCAGGAGTGGCGCCGCGGGCAATACTGGCAGTGCGAGCCGACGGTGTACTGGCCGACGCGCGCAAGCTGGTCGCGGATCTCGGCGATGTAGCTGGCCAGCTCCGAGCGACGGAAGACGTAGGTCTCCGTCTCGCCCTCGCGCAGCCAGCCGACCGTCCCGGTGACCGTCTGGAACTCAAGCTCCATCGCGAAGATGCACAACGCGTAGCCCATGAGTTGCGCCCGGTAGTCGCCGTCAATGCGCCCCGACTTCCAGTCCAGGATCCTAGCCTCCTCATTATCGGAGTCGTGATGCACCGAAGCCATGACGTCGATGTGCCCGGTCAGTTCGAACCCGGCATCATCTGTCAGGTTGTTGCCGTCTATGTCGATCGTGTTGACCTCCGCCTCGGAGCACGCGCCGGGGAAGCTCGGCGCCAGTTCGACCCAGATCTTCCTGCCGAGCCATACGAGCACGCCCAGGTCGTCAGCTTCGACGCCGTGCTCGGCCGCCAGCTTTCCGACGTCGACCATGAGGCCGCCGACGACCGCCTGCATCGCTTCGTGAACCGCGGTCCCGAGCGCGGATGCGTCGTTGAAACTGTCGATGCGGAGATCGCCTTCGAGGGCGCTCGGGCATCTCATGAAGAGCGGAAGCGAGCTGCAACGAATCGACTTCACAGCGAGGCGCCCCCCGCCACCGAGGTCTTGCACGTGATCACAAGTGCAGCGTCGACGTCGCCGGCTCGGAGCGAGAACGCGCCGCTGTCGAAGTCGGGGGCCGTGCGCAGGCACGCCGCGCTCGCGACCACCGTTGAATCTCCGTACCGGCAGGCGATGTTCCGAAAGACCTTGCGCCCGTCGTCTGACAACGCCTCGTCTGTGACCTGACAGGTCCATCCCCGAGCGGCCAGCGCAGACGGGAGCCGAAATCCACCGGACTGCGTGATCGGGATGCTCGTGTCGTGAATGAACATCGCCGCGTTGAACGTGGTCGACGTTGCGCCGGCCAGCGCGCCAGTGGACGCCAGCATGATTCCCGCCGTGATCAGTTTTGCAAGCTTCGATCGCATGGCTGCCTCCCTCCTAAGAATGCCAACTCGTTCGTGAGCCAGTCGCACGCCTTTCGCAGCGCCTCGGCCCGGGTGAATTCGCACGCCGCCATGAAAGCGACCTTGCCGTTTCGCAAGACCTCGCCGCGCCACCGCTCGCCGTCGAGGACCTTGAAGACGTGGATCTGGAAGTCGTCGGATGTCATGGCGCACCCTTCGAAAACCAGCCGATCGCCAGCAGCGCCGCGATCCCGGCGCAGAGCAACATGATCGCGACGGTCCATCCGCGGTGGTGCCGCTCGTCGCGCAGGCGCCGCTCGGTCTCGGCCCATGCGGAATAGATGGACTCCTGCTCCTCGATCTTGCGCCAGCGTGCAGCGTGGTCGGCGCGCATGCCGGTCAGGTCGATGACGTCGACGGGTTCGTTGGTTTTCACGGCAGGTACTCCGGGTGCGGCGCGGGCGAGCCCTCGATCGCGGCGATGAAATTGGCCGCGAACTTGACAAAGGCGTCGCGGGTCGCAGCGAACATCAGATCGCTGTCCTTGCGCTCGACCGAGTCCAGCATTCCGCGGTTGGCGATGCGCATGATCTCAAACGCGTCGCACTGCGCGTCGGTCCAGAATTTCTTAGAGAAGTGGGCGCTTGTGGGCGATTTCGATGGCATTGGAGTCCTCCGTGGTGGGCTTGTTGGCGGTAGCGTGGACGGCGCGCTTGGGCGCCGAAAGCTGGACTTCGAAAACCTCGGCCTCGTCGGCCTTGGTCGCGAGCGCGGCGGCCCGCATCTCGCCCACGGACTCGATGACCGGCGCGGCGTCGCGGGGTCCGGTTGCCGTGGTAGCGCAGCCGGCGAGAAGAGCGGAGAGGACCAGTGCGCGGATCACGACTGCACCTCGATCCGCTCGGTCAGGGCCTCGGAATCGTCGACCTCGGGAATGGCGCGGAAGTCCTCGAGCTCGTCGTCGCTCGCGATCGGGATCATCTCGGCCAGCGCGTCCCGCTCGGCCTGGCCGGTGAGCTCGGCGCAGGTCACGGTGGCGATGCGCACGGTGCGGCGGCGGTCGCCGGTGCGCGCGGCCATGCCGGCCTCGTAGTCGGCCGAGAGCTGCGCGACGGCCGCCGCGCGGGGGTTGCACTCGGTGAGCAGCTCCACGAGTTGCAGGGGGGAAATCGTCACAGTTGCGTCGTCGTCAAACACGTGTCACCTCCATCTGAGTTGCGAATTCGGAATCCTCGCGCCGCGAAACCAGCGCACACAGCAGCTCGTTCCAGGTCCGGACAGACGGCGACTTGACGCCGTGGGCGGCCGCGAACCGGTCCCGGTCGGACTGCGACCACCCGGCGAGCAACTTGGCCACCCGGGTATCGTCCTTGGCCGCCGGGATTGCGGCGAGCAGCTTGGCCACCTTCTTGGCCCGGGCGGTTGCTTCGAAACCGTTTCGTTCGGTTGACATGAATACAGTATGCGGCGGTGAGCGAGAGTTGTCAACAATCTTTGTTGAGAATTACCACCCGTACCGCTCTTTGTGCTCGCTGGCCAGTCGGTCCATGCCCGCCTCGTGGTCGGCGTGCGCCTTGGCGCGGCGCTTGTACTCGGAGCGGCAGATCGGCCCGAGCGTGAGAAAACCCGTATCCTCGCACCCGAGCTCGGACAGGCGCGTGCGGCTGGCCTCGCCGTGGTCGTCGCCTTCGCAGTAGTCGCCCTCGCAGCGCTCGTGCATGCAGCAGTCCTCCCACCCGTCCTTGGCGCACACGTCGCAACCCGGCGTCGGGCCGGTGCGGACCGGAAGGCTCACAGCGCACCTCGCAGCGTGGCGTAGGCGTCGGCGAACGCCGCATACTCGGTCTTGCCGGCGCCAATGATCTCGATTCGCTCGCGGGTGAATGCAGTGAGGGACCACACCGCAAACAGTCGCAGTTCGGCCGAGTATTCGGACTCGACGTGCCGGCCGAGCTCGATCCAGATCCGTTCGGACTCGGTCCGCTTCGCCAGCCGGGCCTTCCAATTCGCCGCCGTATTCGTCGTCGTGTTCATGCTGAATACAGTACGCTGGAAACCCCGGCTCGTCAATTACCGCTCGCAAGAATTATCACCGGCGCCGCAATCTCAGACGCGCCGCGCTAATAGTCGCCATGCAAGCGCAACCACTGCCGGAACTTGTGCATTTCCAAGGGCGCGCAGTCGGTCCACCCGAGCGGGAATCCCATGAGCCATTCGCACCACGTCGGGTTCAGAGGTCCACCAATCACCGCGTCCAGTGGCGGAGAATTCCTCTCGTGACGCGCCGGTCCGCCGTTGTTCTTCGCCTCGTTCGCCGTCAGCGTCGGCCACCGCTTCAGCGCCGTCGCGAGCCCGTCCCCGCTCGTCTTCGACGCCCCCTTGCGGTTGTAGTTCCCGTCGACCGTGAGCGTCGGCGGCATCCCCTTCGCCGCCATGCTCTGCAACGACATCCGCACCGGCCCTGTTCGCCCCATGCCACCGCCCTGCGAATTCCCGTAGCTGCTTGCCGTGAGCGTCGGCAGTCTGAAGTGGCTGTTGCTGTTCCCACGTACCGCTTGAATCAGGTCCCCGCGTTCGCCACGCTCCCCGTCCGTGCTCCGCAGCGTGGGCCACGATCCAAATCCGCTTTCGGACATGCGGGGCGCCGACGTCGTCTGCTCCGAGCACACCCCATCGCGCATCAAACCCCATCGAGGCCAGGTCACCGAGGACTCGCCCGAGTCCGCGAGTAACAAGAGTTGGGCTGTTTTCCACGAAGACGTAGCGGGGTTCCACCTCGCGAATGATTCGCGCCATCTCTCGCCAGAGCCCGGACTCAGCGCCTTCGATTCCGGCTCCCTTGCCGGCGACGCTGATGTCGGTGCAGGGGAATCCGCCGCTGACGACGTCAATGTGCCCTCGCCAGGGACGGCCGTCGAAGGTTCGCACATCGTCCCATATCGGGAACGGGGCGAGCGCTCCGTCGCGCTGGCGGGACAGCAACACCCGTCGGCAGTAGGGATCAAGCTCAACAGCGCAGCGGGTGCGCCAGCCAAGGAGTCGCCCTCCCAGGATGCCGCCTCCCCCGCCTGCAAAAAGTGCCAGCTCATCCACGGTTCTCCTTTTGCGCTAGCCCGGCCCGCCCGTGACGCCATTCCGCCAACTCTCGACGGTGAGCGCGGGGAACTCCCGCTCGATGCGCTTCGCCCAAATCCACGGCACTTTCCGTTTTCCGTCGCCGTCGTGCACCCACCCGCTTGCCGTCGAGCGCGTGAGCCTGTCGCGGTACTTGGCCGTGGCGTGCCTGCACCAACCGGCCACGGTCCACCCCGCCTCGTACAGTGCGACTACGAACGGATGCCCCTCCCGGAGCGCGCGCGAGGTCGAACGGCCGATTGCGAGTGCGTGCTTGCGGTGGCGCTCCTCGGTCTCGCGTCCGGATGGGGAGAGCCGTGGGAGCGGGGGCTTGGCGCGGGGCTTTGGTGACATGCCTCAACGCTCGCATACGGTATCCAGTTGGTCAAGGGGCGGCGGTGGCGGAATCACGCCGTCGAGCACGAGCGCCCGCGCCATGTCCCGGCGCGAGATCCCCAGCGCCGCGGCCCGCGCGTCGAGCTCCGCGGCCTCCGCCGGCGTGAGGCGCACGCCGACTTGCACGGACCGCCGGTCCTTGGCGGCGAGCGCGGGGCGGCCGGCCTTGCGGGTCATGTGCGGTCCTCGTAGAACTGGTGGGGATTGCCGCAGCAATTGCACCCCTCGTCGTCAGGGTCCTGGTGCACGATTGCGCCGAACTCGGCTTTCGCGACGTCGAGAGACAGCGCCACGCGGCTCGCGTAGGTCGCCAGCGCGCCCATGTACCTGCCGCCGGTCAAATGCCCGCGCTGGAACTCGTTATCCCAACACCAATCCACGGCCCAACCCGCCTTCTCCAGGTTTCGCCAGTCGTCGTCCGTGAGCCACCAGTGGCCGCCCGAGTTGTTCGCGCTGTACTGGATTTTCATGACCCACCTTCCGATCGAGCTGCCCGCTCTTTGGCGACCGTGCCAATCAGCGTGCACGCCGCCTTGCCCTCGTGAAACGTCGATGCGTGGCTCGTGGCGACGCGGAACAGGCACTCGTCGAGCACGTCGAGGTCGGCGGCCGAGAGGTTGTCCAGCGGCCGACTCAACTCCATGGCTCCCACGGTCGGATGCCCAGCCCCACACTTCGCGCAGAATGACCAACCCGGGGTCGACGAAGCACGGAAGGCGCATCCGTTCGCGCACTTTTCGCTCATGACGTCGCCTTCCGGTTGAACGCCGCGACCCACGCGGGCGCGGACCTCGACTTCGTGAGCGCCCGGCACTCGGGGCAGGTCACGCGCCCCGCCGCGCGGGAGAACGGCACGGGCTCGCTCACGAGGAACGACGTGCGCCGCCACCCACAGCGCGCGACCTCGACGCCCGGGCAGGCGGGCGCGTGGACGATGCGCCCGGTCATCGACCCATCTCCGCGCGGGCCGAGCACGCGGCTCCGCAGTAGACCTGCCAGGCCAGTCGCAGGTCGCCGCACAGCGGGCACCTCGGCGGCCCGACCCAATCCCCCTTCTCGACCTGGTTGCCGTTGACGTTGCGCGCGCGGGTAGCGCCGCAGCGGCACGTGTCGACGTAGCAGACGCCGCCATGTGCGCGCGGGTTCTCCGCCTTCGACACTGGGCCGCTGAACGATCGGATCCTCGCCTCGCCCTTGATCGCGAGATGACGGTGATTGGCCTTCATAATGGGTCCTTTCGTGGGTTGGTGTCAGTCGATCCACTGCGCGAGAATCACGGCTTGCGTCGTCGCGTTGCCGTAGCGGTCGGTGCGCACCACCGTGCCGCGGGCGCCGTAACGCACGCCCTCCTCGTCCGCGCGGCTGGCGATGCAGCCGTCGCAGATCGGCTCAAGCTCGTCCGAGCCGGGAAACTTGCGCCACACGGTCGCCGGGGCCTCGCACTCGCACACCGCGACGCCGTGCCCGTCGCACGCGCGGCAGGTGCTCGACTCGAACTTGCCCTCGTCGATTTCCTCGTGAGCAACGCCGTGCTCGCAAGCGCCGCACCGGGGGGCGAGAACCTCGGAAACCGTCTGCGTCGTCGTGTTCATGAAGACAGTATGCAACCACGGCGCGCGCCTGTCAATTACTGCTCGCAAGAATTCGAAGCCGCCCCGCCGATTCTGACGCGCGGTGCTAATCGTCGGTGAGCAGAAGGCGCAGCTTGGCCAGCGCGGCCTTGCGAATCTGGCTCGCCCGCGACTCGGTGAGGCGCCAGCGGCGCGCGACATCGACGAGGCGCAGGTCCTCGACGTAGGTGGCGTGCAGGACCTCGCGCTCGCGCGGGAGTAGCCGGGCCATCGCGCGGATGGTGCGCCGCTCGTGCCAGAAATCCCCAATCGCGACGTCGGGGGCGGCCGCCGTGTCGGCCAGCGCTTGCAGGGTCCTCCGGTTGATTTTCCGGTCAGCGCCGGCGTCGCTGTTGCGGAGCTCGTCCGTGAGTTCGTCGAGCGATTTCACGAGCCATCCACCTAACTTAGCCGCGGTCGCGCCGAATTCCTCGGGCGTCATCCCGAGTTCGAGCGCAATCTCGTCGGTCGTGGCCTCGCGCAGGTTCCGTTGCTCGACTCGGCTGGCGGCGTTCCGCACTCGGGTTCGCAGCGCGCGGAGGTCGCGCGACATTGAGTCCTGATCCCGTAGGTAGTCCGAGATGGACCCTCGGACGCGGGTGCGCGCGAACCATCCGAAGTCGGACCCGCGCGAAGGGTCGAACCGGGTTGCCGCGCCGATCAGCCCCTCGATCCCTGCCTGCACGAGGTCCTCGACGTCGTGCCGCGCCTGCCCTGCGCGCCCGATGCGCCGCCAGGCGGACACGCCCTCGGCGCGGGCGATCTTGAGGTTGGCTATCACGAGCCGGTCCCGGTCCTCCCGGGACGCGGTCATGGCGTGCCGGGGTCGTCGGCGGCCGGCCGACGTCGGAACCGCCGCTCAAACGAAACCACGATCCGGGTCGAGTCGTCGCTGATGTACGTCAGATCCCCCGTGCCGCTGCACCAGGTCCAATCCCCGGCGTCCCCGCGGTAGCAGCGCAACTCGGGCCCGGCGCGCCCCCACGCGGCGGCAGCGGCCTCCGGAGCGCGCGCGGCAACCCGGTACTGGGTGCGCCCGCATCCGGGGCAGGCGTCGACCGAGACCGGCGTCAGGTCGTCGTCGACCGTGATTGGGATGTCGTCCATCAGGCCACCGCCGGGGAACCGGCGTGCGCCATGGTCGCAACCCGCCAGGCGTTCCGGGGGCGGGCGGCCGCCTCCTCGTGCGTCTGCCCGGCGTTGACCGTGATGCACTCGACCGAGGCGTTTCCCCATGCCCGGGCCTCGACCGCGGCGCGCAACTTGACGAACTGCGCCGCCTTGCCCGCCCCGAGGTTGAACTCGAGGTCCACGAGCACGAGCTGGCAATCCGGCGGGAGTGCGTCCCAGTCCGCGTAGCGTGCGCGCAGCGAGGCGATGGCGCCCCGGATGCGGACGTCGGCCAGGGTGTCGATCGCGGCGTCCAGGAGGAACACCCGTCGCGCGGGGTCGCGGTAGGCATCGGCGAGCCGCGAGGGGGGCAGGCCCATGACCCGGCGCCAGTCGGACAGCACGTCGTAGGGCGAGGCGGGCACCGGCGGCGTCCCGGGGTACTCGAGCACCTGCAGCATCCACGGCAACGACTGCGACGCGGCGAGGGAGGGGAGCAGGCACCCGATCCCGACCGTGGCGTTTCCCTCGGGCGTCGAGTCGCGGTAGAGCCACGGCACGCGCCCCTCCCACCGCTGCAGGATGGCGCGGAACGGACCGAGGTCAGGCGCCGGCGTCGTCATCGTCTTCGAGTTCCTCGGCGTCCGCCCGTATGCCCCCGATCGCGACCGTCACGATCAGGAGGCAGCAGAGCAGGCCGGCGGCCGTCAGCGGGTTCACGTGAGCACCTGCACGAGCGCGCAGACGGCCATCATGCCAGCGCGCGGCGAGCCGACGCCTTCGCCGATCGTCAGCATCACCGCCAGCCACGCGCAGTCGTAGACGAACCGCAGGATCACGGCTTGGTCGGCTCCGTCGGGGCACCCGCCCCGACCGGAAGCGCACCGATCGACGCCTTGGCAAATCCGCCGGTGAGCGCGATGCAGACGATCGTGAGCCAGCGCGGGATCCCGCTATTGGTGCCCGTCCCGATGCCGGCGACGATCGCGGTGCAACCGGAAAGGAACGTCAGGGCTTTGGACAGAAGGGCGGTCGTGGAAGAGGTCATCGGTTCACTCCAGGTTGAAGAGTCGTTTCGCGGCGCGGACCCACAGCGGATCGCGCGTCGGCTCGGGGATTGGGTGCAAAACTCTCCAGTCGTCGAGCTCGCCCGTGGTCGTCAGCTCGTTTTGGTCCGACCCGTCGGCCGCGCCTTCGAGGGCTAGGTCGTGGAGTGCCCGCCGCGTCTCGTGGCACTGATCCCCGAGCAGGCCGAGCTGGTGGGAGATTGCGAGGAACCGGGAGCGGCGTTCATCTCCCGAAGTTCGGCCAAGAGACGCCGCGCACTCTGACAGCTCAACTCCAATCGCTGTGTAGGTGAGAGCGAGGTCAGCGACGGTTCGGCGATGGCGCGCAGATTTGGACTGGTCATTGGGCACTGGTCCTCGTGTCTGGCGCCCCCGCGGACGCCGTAGGTGGAAGTTTCAGGCGTCGAATCATGGTCTGATTCTGGCGTTGCAGGACTTCGATCGAGCGTTGCATTTTCGCGATGGCAGCGAGTGCCTCCGCGTGATGCTCAGACTCCACATGAGAGTCCGCCCGTTCCTGAATCGCCAGCGCTTCGAACTTCGGATCGAGGCGCTTGCCTACCGCCTCCACCGCGAGAGAGACCGTGGTCTTCCCCGCCCACCCGAGCGCGCCGCCGACGGTCACCCCCACCGACGACAGCACGCCGAAAACAAAGCCGAGCCACTTGACCCACTGCGGGAACGGTTGCCGCGACTTGCGCAACTCGGGGATGCCGTCGATCATGCGCAGTGGGCCCCCCATGGCTACGACGGTTCCAGCGGAAAGAGCCAGCCGTCGGCGATCCCTGCCGCCTCCAACGCCGCGAACTCGTCGGGCGCCTTGCGCGCCGCCAGGGCATTCGCGTAGGCGTTCTCGCTTTGGAAGGTGCCGGTATGGAAATGCACCCGCTCGCCGGGGACCGAGCGCATGACCCGCTCGCATTGGCCCTTGGTGACGGTGCGCTTCTCGCCCTCTTCGGTCTGCTCGATCTCGACGGCCGATGGTCGCAGGCGGAGCTCGGCGGACCAGTACGTGCCGCCGTCGGCGTTGAGTACGCGCACCTCGACGATCAGCTCGTTTCGGTCGCGGAGCAGGCGCGAGTCGATGACCTCGATGTGGGTGAGGTCGGGGATCACGACCGGATTCGGCAACGGTTGCATGGTGTCTTCTCCTTAGAGTAACGCGTGGCCACCCTTACCCGATTTCCGGCACCAACCGGAGCGGGTCAGGCGCGGCGCGGGGGCGAGCCCGCTGTACGTCGATGTCCACCCGGCGGAACTCGGGCCGCCATCGGAGCCGGATGTCGACGCCCGCGAAAGTGACGCCGTGCTCCGCGAGGTAGCGCGTCGCCGCGGCGTAGGCGTCCCGCTCGGGCACGGTTCCGAGTTGGCGGAAAATCACCCCGAGCCGCGCCGTGAAATCAGCCGAGGCCAGTAACGCGCGAATCGCCGTGAGTTGTGCGTCCATCTCGGCCACCTTGCCATGGTACCTCAAACCGGCTCAAGTTTCGGAACGGCCGACCGACGTGGCATAGTCGCGGCATGCCCAACAAGAATGAGCCCCTTCAAATTCACCTCACCCGCGGCGAGCAGATCGCAATCTACGGCGCGCTGTCCAAGGCGCCCGCGCAGGGGCGAGACGCCAGGAAGACGAAGGCCGCGGCCATGACCGCGCTCGGCCTCGACTGGGTCAAGGAAACGTCCGAGGACGCCGTCGAGTCGGTGGACACCAACCAACTCCTGTCGATCTTCCAGGCGCGCCAGTCCGCCGGCTCGGCCGAGCTCGACGCGATGAACGCCGTGGTTGCCCAACTCGCACAGGTCCTCGCCCGCGACCCATTCGCCCGCGCGCGCCGGGAGCGCATCGTCGTGTCGTTGACGCCGGCGCAGATCGAATGGGCGCTCGGCGCGCTCGACAAAGCCGACCCGGCCGGGGTGGCCGACTTCGAGATCGCCGCCGTCGAGTCGCGCTTGGGCCGTGCCGAGCGCGGCAGTTACGAGTTGCCGGCCGACCTCGTGACCGTCGTCCTGCCGCAGTCGCTGAACCACGAAGGCGAGGCGTCGACCGCGAGCGTGATCGGCATCGGCTCTTGACAGACGGGTTGCATACAGTACGCTAGAGGGATGAAAACACACTCCCTGTCCCTGCTTGCGATGGCTCTCGTGGCGTGCGACGTGGCGCCACCGCCTCCGGCGATGCCGTCCGAGGTCTCGGCCTGCGCGGATCCGTCGGTCCAGTACCGCGTGACGTTCGTCGAGCAAGGGTCGGACTGTGGCCCGCTCCCGCCGATGTTCATCACGCGTACCGACTGCACCGAGTCAGTGACGGTGCCAGGACCTGACTCCGAGTTGGATATCCACTGGAGCGGGGACGCGGGCTCTGGGGTGTACTCGGTCGCTGACCACTGGCGGCCATTCAACGACGGGACCGGGTCAGGAACGTTCTGCGCTTCGAATTACACCGCGACCGCGGTGCCCGACGCCGGGCCGGCCGGTCCTCCGCCGACGTGCCCGAGGCTCCTGGACAGCGGCGCGTGCGCGTGGCCGGACTGCGCGCCCGGTGTGGTCCGCGGGGCTGGGTGCCCGTCGGCTGCGTCCATCGGTGGACTTCGCCCATCGGCGTGCGCGGATGCCGATGGTCGCCCGGTCGGAGGCTGCGGGTACTTCGCCAACGCCTCGGACGGGACCACCGAGGTCATCGTGTGCTCGCTCGCGTGCCCTACGACCAGAGGGTGAGTTCGCCCGCAAACTGCCCGGTAACCTGTCCCGCGCCGGTGGTGATTCCGTCGAGGAACACCGTGATCGTGTCTCCGGCTGCGAAGCTCACCGTGATCACGCCCGAGTCGAGTTTCGTGTTGGTCGACCCGGACGTCATGGTGATGATGGACGTGCCAGGCGCATAGGTTCCCGGGTACGCTCCCGACGATCCCTTCTCCACCGCCAGTTTAACGGTAGTCACGCTCGTGATTGACAGGCTGATGATGTACACCATCAGGCGCATTTTCGTGTACGACTGCGGGATCACGAAGACGGGGAAGTCGAGCTTCGCCGTGGCCGCAGAGCCGAGGAGTTTGTGGTCGTTCACCGAGACGCCAGACGCGTCGAATGTGAATGGGAGCGTCAGGTCGTATGCCTCGCCGGTCGTCCAGGTCCCCGAGTCAGAGCACGACTTCAGGAAGGAGCCGGCGACAGCGGCTTGCGTCTGCACCATGTGTTGGACGAAGCCGCTGCCGTTCTTCCCGCAGATGTTCAGCGTTGACGAGTCCAGGTAGACCAGGGATTTCCCGGCCGCCGGCGTCGCCGGTGCCGATATGCCGGACCACAGGATCGTACCCGCCGCCGTGGTCCCCGTCGGGATGTTTACCAGCGTGAACACCTGCGATCCGCTGCCAGGTCCGGCAGTGCCGTCTCCGGTGAGCTGCGTGATCCCGCTGGTCGAGGTGGAGTTCACGGTCCAAACGCCCGAGGAATTCGATACGGTGACGTTGGTCCCGGCGACGAGCGATACTGCGTAGTCCGTCCCGGGGGTAGCGCGCGCGAGATTACCTCCGCCCGAGTCGCACTTGACCAGGACCGATGTCCCGACAAGCACGCCGCTGGCGATGCGCCCGTTGAAGTACGAGTCGCCGTTCTGAACCCAGAACGCCAGCGGCTGCGTGATCGTGACGTTGGTGCCGGCTGCAGGAGGCCCAGACACGGAGAATGAAGATGCGACAGTAATCGTCCGGGAACTCGGTGCCGTGAACACAGGTGGTGAGAAGACCCAACTCGACATCGTCGAAATCGTCGCCCCGGCAGCCAGCGCAACCGTGCGGCTCATGTTGAATTGAATATCGTGATAATCGGTGTTCACGCCAGAGTGCGCGGCACCTGAAATAGTGAAACACGTAACTCCGCCTGAGACTGCGCCAGGGGTGAGTGTCAGGTTTTGGTTTGAGTCCCATTGCGCCGCCGTAGTCCCACTTGTCAACATGCTGACTGAGGTTGCAGTTGTAGTCCCTATTGACAATGCTCCAGTGCCGCCTTTGACGATTGACTGCGCGGTCGACGCATCCAGATTGATTGCGACACCGCCGGACGCCCCGGACACAGTGAGGGGTGCGCCTGCCGCCGGGCTGAACGCGCCGCCCTTGGCCAGCACGAGGCGGTTGTTTGTGTCGTCCCAGTAAAAGTTGCTGTTGTCCTGGGCGAACGTGTTGCTCGGGCCTGCGAAAATCACGCTTCCCTGTGTGAGCGACGGGATCCCTGAGATGTCGCCGACAGTCGGCTGGCTAGCCGTGAACGCGCCCGAGACGCTGCTGAATGATCGCAGCCAATTCGATGCCACAGCCGGGGTGTTGAATGCCGTGGATGAGGTCGACCCAAAGGAGTTGATCGTCCTGAGTTGGAAATTCGTGGAGTCGGCGAAGACTCTCACGAGGCCTGCCGATGGATTGGCAGGAGCGCCCGATGCCGTGAACAGGATGTCTCCGGCGGCTGGCGTGTCGTTGGGGATGTTCTTCAGCGTCGCGACTTGCGAGCCAGAGCCGGGGCCCGCGATGACGTCCCCGGTGAGCTGTGTGATGCCGCCCGCCGTGCTGTTAACGGTCCAGACGCCGCTCGCGTTGCTGACGGTGATATTCGTGCCGGCGGTGAGCGACACGGCGTAGTCGGTGCCCGGCACTGCGCGCGCGAGGTTGCCGCCGCCAGAGTCGCACTTGACCAGGACCGAGGACCCGACGAGCACGCCGCTGGCAATGCGCCCACTGAAGTAGCTGTCTCCGTTCTCTACCCACAGCGCCAGCGGCTGCGTGATCGTGACGTTGGTGCCGACATTGGGTGCATTTGTGATCGAAAGCGTGGCGGCAACCGAGATCGTGCGAGCCGACGGCGCAGTGAAGGTGGGACCCGACACATTCATCGACCGCCACGTCGCGATCGTGGCACCGGCGGCGAGCGCGATCGTGCGCGAGTTATCAATGAGGAAGTCGGACACAGCGCCTGCATATGCCGTACTCGCCGGGGCCGTGAAATGAAAACCCTCGACGGTCGGACCTGCGACAACACTGGGCGTGAGCAGCGTATTCTGGCTCGTGTCCCACTTCGCCGCCGTGACACTGTTGGTTGCGATTGTGAGGTTCGAGGCGATCGTCGTGCCGATGCTTAGGTCTCCAGATCCTGACTTTGAGATCGACTGCGCGCCGGATGCGTCCAGCACGATGGATATGCCGGCCGAGCTGCCGGAAATCGTCAGCGGCGCGCCCCCGGCAGGCGTGTACGCGCCGCCCTTGGCGATGATCATCCGATGATTCGTGGTGTCGACGACGAAATTGTTATTGTCCTCGGTCAGTGAGGCGCCCCCGGCAGAGATCACGATCGAGCGGCTGGTCAGAGACCACGGCGCGACGTAGTCGGTCCCGCTGACGGCCGTCGACGGAGTTGCCACGCCAGCCGATACCGTGATTTTAACGAGTCCAGTGGACAGCGCGCCGAGATTCACGCCGCTCGCCGGGATGTTCGTTGAGCTGGAGACCCAGTAGGTAGCATCCTTCGCATTGACGGTGTAGACGCCGCTCGCGTTCGAGACGGAGATGTTTGTCCCTGCCGCAACCGACACGGCATAGTCGGTGCCAGCGACCGCACGCTGGAGCAGACCTCCGGTGTTCGCCTTAACCATCGCCACCGTGCCGCCGCCGAGGAACGCGACGGTCAGGTTGCCATTCAGGTACGAGTCGCCGGCCTCTACCCAGAGGGCGAGAGGCTGCGTGATCGTGACGTTGGCTCCAATCCCTGGCGGGCCCGAAATGGCAAGCGTGGCGGCGACCGAGATCGTGCGAGCCGACGGTGCAGTGAAGGTGGGTCCCGACGTGGACATGGCTCTCCACACCGCGATCGTTCCGCCGGCCGCAAGGCCGAGCGTCCTTGAGTTGTCGATCAGAAAATCGGCAACCCACGCCGTCGCCGCCGTGTGTGCCGGCGCGGTGAAGCGAAAACCTTCGACCGTGGGGCCGGCGACGACGCCCGGCGTGAGCGTGAGATTCCCCGTTGAGTCCCACGCGGCCCGCAGTCCTCCGTTGGTTCCGACTTGGAACGGCTGCGCGTCCAGGGTGCCGACGTTGAAGATCCCGCCGGTCTTCCAGATCCCCTGGGTGATGGCGCCCGCGAGGGAGATCGAGACGCCACCGCTCGCGTTCAGGACGGTCAGCGGCGCGCCCGCGGCCGGGGTGTACGTGCCGCCGGTCCCAATCACCATGCGGTGGTTGACGATGTCGATGATGAAATTCGGGTTGTCCTCGGTCAGGACCGAGCCGCCACCGCTGACCACGATCGATCGGTTGGTCAGCGAGATCGGAGCGCCTCCGACGCCGTAGACGGGAACCCACGTGCCAGGCGTGCCGGCTACGGTGCAGACCCACTCGATGATCCCGGTGTTCGCAGGGAACAGCACGCCGGCGGGGTCAGTGCACATGCGCACGTCGTTCGCCATCCACGTCAACGGCACGGTGTCGAGCGCCGGGCTATTGGAGCCGAGGTCGACCATCCGCTTGGTGTCACGAATGAGCGTGTTTGCCATGGCTATTGCTGCGAATGGTACGCGAACAGCATGAACGCGCCGACGTTGAGGTTTGCTCCCGAACCGACGACCTGGATATTGTCGAACGGCAACGTGGAGTTGCCAAGCAGGTAGGTCCCAGTCGCCTCGTTGAACGGGTCAGATTGCCCGTACCACTGCCACGTCGAGCCCGAGACTGTGATCGAGTGCGCCATGGCCGTGGGCCCCACCGCGGCGCCGAAGTCGTCCAGGCCGTAGTAGGTGAAGCCTCCGGTGCCTCCGCCGTTCATGCGCGCGTACACGCTGAAGTAGAGGCGCACGCGGGTGTTGATCCCACTGGCGCCGTAGCGGAGCGGGATGCGCATGCCCGGCCCGGTGGCGGTGTAGGCCGCGATCTGGTTGAGAATGTACCCGGGCCCGACTGCCACGTTGATCGGCGTCGTCGTTGCGTTGTCCGGGTTTCCTGCGCACCACCCGAAATGGATACGTCGGCCCTTGTAGGCTTGCCGTAGGTAGTTGCGCACGCTGCGCATCGAACGGAGGTCGCTGACGGCCGTGTCGCGCCCGCTGATTTGCTGGCCCGAACTCTCCCAGTCGGTCGGCAACAGGCGCGGGTTCGCGTTCGGGCCGATGTTCGACTCGTTGTTGTTCGACTCCCAAATCATGCCCGCCCTGAGTTGCGGGCCGGCGGTGGTGTCGCTCGAGATCGCCAGTCCCCGCGGCCTGGTCGAGCTGTCCTTTGGAACCACGATCGCCAGCGGGTCCGATACGGTGCCCTTCTCCGGGTACAGGCGCGCGGTGACCGGCGCCGGGCCCGCGTAGGGCGACGCGCCTGACAGCGTCGTGGCGAAGGCCCCGGTGATTCCGATGGTCGCCCCCTGCCCGGTCACAGGCGGGCCAGCCGTCGGGAGCTGCAGCGCCATCGTGGAGATGCCATTGCGCCCGGGGCTGGCATCGAGCCAGTTCGCGCGGATGGACGGCAGTGCCTGGCTCGTGTTGCCGTTGAGCGGTCCGCCGACCCACGTGAATAGCGGCCGCTGGCGCGTCGCGATCGCGTTTAGGCCCGTGATCATGTCCTTGAACGCTCGCCCATTGGCGGACGATCCGCTGCGACCGGCGAGCCGCCTCGAGTCGTCCATCGGCGTGAATGGCGTTTTCATTCGGGCACCCCCCAGATGCTGAATTCCTTCGCCTTGATTCGGTCGTACTGGACGGCGCCGCTGAAGGCAACCGCGATCGTGCAATAGGCGCACACCTCTCCGTCTCCGCCGGGCACGAAGGTCGCGCCAGACTGGTACCAGTTCAGCCACCCCGTCGAGGTGTCTATCCAGACGTTGTAGTTGACCGCGCCGCCTAGAAGGGTCACGGTCGGAGCCGCCGTCAGCTCGTGCGAGATGAATCCACCCGGGAAGGATGAATCCGAGGTGGTGTAGCTCTCCAGGTAGGTGTACGCCGGGACGTGGTACAGATCAGGCGACGAGGCGAACGACTTCGGCGGCGTCGAACTGAGGTAGATCCGCACGCCGGTCACGGACAGCGTCGGGGACGACTCCACGAGCCCCGGCGGTGGTGACAGGTTGTCGGTCTCGGCGCTGAATGTCCAAAAGATCCGCTTGTTGCCGACAGGCAGAAGGATCGGAAACGTCCCAAGCCACGCGTATCCGCTCGCCGGCTGGTTGGTCGTGTCGAGCCTCCACCACTGCGGTCCGTTGAATGCAACGCCGGCAATGATGGAACTCGGGCACACGAACTGAAAGCACGGCTCGACGTAGGTCGCCAGGTTGTTCAGAACGCGCGGCATGTCGTGCACGAGCGCCGCATGCATCGGCGCGCCGTCGTCGGTCCACGTATCCGTCCCGCCAGGGTCGGCCTGCCAAAGTCGCGTTTGCTCGTTGTAGACGATTGCCATCAGGCCCACCTGTTCGACTGCACGGTCGCTTCAATGAGCATTGTCGCACGGTCTCCCTGGAACGCGGTGGATAGTTTTCTGGCGGCCGTCGCGACGGAGTAGTGGCGAAGGTACATGATCAGCTCTCCGTTGGGAGGCGCCCCGAGCCCGGACGCGACCGTCACCTGGTGCCCGTCGCCTGACACTGCGGTCACCGTCGTCGTCACGAGGTACGGCGCGGGGCTCGACGCCGAGGTGTCTCCGTCCTTCGAAGCGATGACGACGGTGTCGCCGACAGCGAAGTCAGCGCCATCGTAGAACGACGGGCCGATCCCGGTGTAATGGTTGAGGCACACGACGGTGCCGGTCGCGGTGTCGTAGCCGTGTCCGGTCGCCGCGTAGTCGAGCGCCGCGCACGGCGCGAGGTTGCCGAACGCGCTCGACGGGTCCTGCCGATTGAGGAGCGCCGTCACGGTTCCGGTGCACGTACCAAAGTCGAAGTCGACCTGGATCAGAAGCGCGTAGATCTTGTCGGCGGAGGCGATCCCTACGTTGCCGGTGAACGGATTCACCACGGTATTGTCCACGAATGCCACGACGTCGCCAGGGCACAGGATCGATCCCAACTTCGAGATCGTGCGCTTGCACTTCATGAACGGGATTCGGTACTGGTAGCTGCGACCGAGCAACAGGCCGTTCGGGATCTCCAGTGCGTTCTGCCCGTTGACCTGCAGTAGCGTCTTATCCTCGATCGTCTCGCCCTTGATCGCGTTGCCAAATGAGCTGACCACGTAGGTGTCAACGATGGTCAAGTCCTTCGCCTTGTACGAGTCGCTGTAGCGGTCGTATCCCCATTTCAGGGTCCACGTCGATCGCAACGCGCCTTGATCCTGCGTCTGAATGGTCCGGTCCGTCACCGTCGCCCGGCTTGATTCATTCAGCGTGGACACGAAGCTGCCGGAATTCGGAACCGAGATCGTCTTGACCGCATACTGCGACAGAAGCGGATCCCACACGAGAAACCACCCGTACTCGCGAGCGAGCGGAACGAACAGATCCGCGAGCGTCGTCGACGAGTCGATGACGGCGGATCGCTTGAGGTCTGACGACGAGAACGCCGACAGGCTGTCTGAATTGAACGCGGTGCCGAGGCCGAGCCCGACGCCCGGCGGATAGCAGTCGAGCGTCCCGCTGTTCAGGTTGACGCCCGTGCTCGCGAGGAATCGCCCGACCATCGTCCCCGGGCCGACGAGCGCAACGGTGGAATCAACGGGGGAAATCACGACCTGTTCAACGGTCGCGGTCTGCCCGGCCGGCACCGAGTAATAGGCGCTCGCCTGCGCGCCGTAGTTAGCTTGCCAGTTCGATTGCGCCTGGGTCGCTGGAGTCGGATACAGGGTCTGGTCTGCCAGCTTGCCAACGGTGACGTAGCTGCCGTCCGGCGTCCCCGTGCTCGGGTCCAGGCGAACGATGTCTCCGTTTCCGAAGCGGACGAACGCCTGCCCACTGCCGTCGCCCTGGTCGAAAAACCACCTCGGCGAGAGGTCGGTGACCTGGAACGTTGCCGTCGCGCTGGAGGCGGTGATGTACCCGTATGGGATGAACACGCCCGGGATCGGATTGTTCGCCGTCACCGAGTTGAAGACCGGCACGCCCGACAGCGGACCGAGTGCCTGCCACGACGCTGGCGTCGACGCCGGGATCTCGCCCGTGCTCGAGGTGGACGCGATGCAGACCCAGGCCTTTCCGTTGTAGGCGACCGGGTCGAGGATTCCGCCGTAGTAGGTGAGCGTGACATCCCAGTCCGGGATCTTCCCCGTGTTGGCCGAGTCGTACGAATGGTTCGGCAGGGCAGGATTGTCGAAGCCGAGCGCCTGCAGGATGCCGAAATTCGTCATGCTGTAGTTCCAGACGCTGAACCCGTCCTGTGCGTCGAGCTGCTTGAAAATGGCTGTCTTTGCGCCATTCACGTTGATCGTAGAGAGCAGCGGCGCGAGACCGACTTGCCTTCCGGTCGCATACGACGCCGCGCTGTTCGTCGCGATCTGTGTGTTGATGTTCGCGATCAAGGCCTCGATCGTGTACACGCCAGGCGTGACGACGACGATGCCGCTCACGCGGTTGACTCCGCTGGAGTAGAGCCCCCCGTTGTTGATCCGCCAACCGAACATATTCGCGCCCTGTTGGATCACGATCTGATTCGGCTTGAGCTGACCGGTGAACAGGCCGCTGCACAATTGCTGGCCCCCGGCGTTCGCGAGCAGGCTGTCCATCTGGAGCTCGTAGCGCCCGTCTGCCCCGAGGGTGATCGCGGAGATGCGTCCGATGAATCGAAGCATCGACGACGCCTCCGGTAGCGGCACACCGCTAGGATCCATGGCTCCGACGTAGAACGCGCACGAGCGCCCGATCATCGAATATGGAGCGAACGTCGCGCGTTGGGCGGTGGTCTGGTCGACGGTCCCATCGCTTGCGTTCGTGCGCACCGTGTGCACCGGGATCGGTGGATAGACCGACGAGCACGGGTAGAGGTTGCGCTGCCCAGTGACGGTCACCGTCGTGACTCCTGAGACTGGCGACGTCCACGTGGTTCCGAACGCCTCGCCGCCGACGTGAATCACCGGGAACGTCGGGATGGACCCGCCGAGTGGCAGCACCGTCGGCGCGTTGACGAACTTGGCTTGCGTGTCGGCCGGGTTCAGCGAGCGCGCCAGTGTCATCTGCGAGCCCATTGCCTGAATCCCGGTCGCGAACAGGCGCGCGAGAAACTGGTACGGCCCATTCGCGTCGGTGGCCGTGAAATCCGCCAGCGTCAGGCGCATCTTCTCGGCGTTGCCGATGCCTCCGATCATGTCCGCGAACGACTGCGACAATGTCCCCGACGGGAGCGCCATGCCCTGGACGGCGGTGTAGGCCGGGTAACTCGCGTACGTCGGCAACGTCCACGCGCTCGCGCCGTACTTCGGATCTGTCGGGTTGACGACGCTGAAGAAGTAGTAGGGAAGGCCCGTGATTTTCAAATAGTAGAACAGCGAGACGCCGCCATTCGTGACGGCGAGCTGGTTGACGACGTTCGCCATCTAGTACGTCGCCCCCGTCAGTCCGCTCTTCCAAAACGACAGGCCGATGTCCCAATACAGGAGGTTCGGTGAACGCGTGGCCTGGATGTCAGGAGCCGCTCGCATGGCGGCGTCCGGGTAGTATTCGACGTACTTCAGAGGCGCGACGTTGTTGGTGAACGGCGTCGACTGGTTCACGAGGTTCAGTTGATCGCGCCACATGATGACCCGGCGACCGAGCGCAGGCCCGCGCGCCCACCACGTGTCGAAGTCATAGTTCATGTAATACCCGAGGGAGTCCAGCGTCGCGCGCGCACGGTAGACCGGCTGCACGCCGATGAATTGGTACGTCGCTTCGACCTGGATACCGTTCTGGACGAAAGACGCCGTCGAATCAGGGGCGCGCGCGGCCGCCCCGGCCGACCTTGAGCAACCGTCCTGGACCGTCGGATCGAACAGTCCGGGACCCGTAGTGCCGTAGAGTTGGCCCGGCTCCCACATCCACAGGCACCGATTGTCGGCAGTAGTCGAGCCGGCTGGAAACGGAAACGAATCGGTGCCTAGCACGACCGACGAGTGCAGGCCGAGCGCGTTCGCCATGCCTCCTCCGAAGGTCACGGTTTGCGTGCTTCCCGAATTGTGGGTGAACTTGACCTTGAGGTTCGCGTCCAGCACGAGAGTCCACGTGAGGCCAGACGAGGCGTTGAGCGCGGTCATCAGCGCGGCCAGTAAGCTCTGCCCGTTTCCGGCGGATGACTTCGCGGTCGCGAGATAGAAGAACCCCGTGAGCGGCAACGTCTGCACAGAGCCGCCGCCGACCTGAACGGTGAAATTCGCGCTCGGCTGGATCTCACTCATGAAGCATGGGCGCGGCATCAGTTCCTCAACATCTGGTCAAGGGTTTGCCCGGTCTGCGCCTGGTAGGCGGCGAGGGCTTTCGTGATCGACTCGCCGGCCGCGGATTCCCCTCCGGGCATGACGGACAGGTTGATCACGACGGCGTTTGTGTTGCCGAGGTTGCCGTTGTTGCCCTGGGTCGGCGAGCCGTAGCCGGCGCCAGTGGTCGTCGGGGTGCCACCTGGCGACGAAGATGCCGACGTCGAGGTAGTGCCGACTGCGCGCGCAAGCACGCCCGCGCTAACGCCCACGGCGCCGAACGCGGCCGCGGCCACGCCGGCCTCCGCTGCGGCCGCCGCTGCCTTCGGGTCTCCGGTGAACAACGCATCGGCGCCCCACCCGAGGGCCTTGGCGGCGTACATGAGCGACTGCCCGAGTGCCTGCGACGACAGCGATTCTAGCACCGCCTCAGTCTCGTTTTGCAGCCCCGCCTTGAGACTCGTGCCGTGGATGATGGTTGCCGCCACGGCCTTGCCGAAGCCGGCGGCCATCGCGTTGCCGGCTTTCGTGACGTCATCTTCCATCGTCTTCGAGGCGTCGTAAACGATCCCCTGCAGCTCGGTCATCTTGTCGCGCGCGGTGTCCATGATGTCGGGCCCGAAGAACTTCTCCATGATGCCGCTGACCATCGGACCCGCGGCCTTCTTGTTGGCGCGCGTCTGCTTGTCCATCTTTTCCATGGCGGCGGTCAGCTTGTCGTCCAACTCCTTGACCACGGCCTCGGCGGTGTCCTCGGCTCCCTTGGCGATGTCCTCGTCGGACCAGCCGGCCGACTTCAGCATCAGCATCAGCGGGGAATTCTTGCCGGTCTTCTCGGCGTTGCCCGAGTAGATGCCCGCCAGCTCCGCGTCGGTGTAGTTCTCGGGCTTGCCGAAGACGTCCAGGAGTCCCTGGTTCCAGAGGTCGTGCAGCTTGATCGCGCGCTTCTCCGCCTCGGTCGTGACGATCGCTCCGTCCTCCGCGGGGTCGAGGCCCATGCCGCCGGACAGGGCATTGAAGAGCCGCTCCATGCCCGTCGGCTTGTATGGCTTCTTAGACGCCTCGACGCCTCCTTTCTCTCCGTTCTCTGGTGCATACGCTGCGCCGGCGCTCGCGAGACGCGCCAATGCCGCATCTTTTTCCTCCGCACCTCCGCCGAGTTTTTCGCGCTCTTCCTTTTCCTTGCCGAGTTGCGCCCAGTACTGCATCACGTAATGCTCGTTGTTGGGTGCGCCTCCGAGCGCATGCTTGAGGTCAAGCGCGGCGTCCTTCATCTTCGCATTTACAAGCCCGATCGCGTCGTCGAATGAATGTGAATCCATAACGAAGTCGGCGATGCCCAACTTCGCATCCTTGAAAAAGTTGTCCCACGAAGCCTTCAGTTTGTTGACCGCGACCTCGGACTCGGAAACGTGTCCGGTGTTATTGACCAGTGCTATGTCCATGGCCTCCATCGCGGCCTTCGAAAGCGCCACGCTCTTGGCGTGCTGATCGAGTGTCGCGCCGGCATGGCCGATCGACTCGGCATAGTCGGCGAAGATTTTCTCTTGGTCCAGTACCACGCCGGACATCGACAGCGCGCGAGATCGGCCGGTGGCGAGGCCATTGATCATGTCGTCCAGGGATTCTTTGACACTGCCTCCGGTGATAGCGGCGAAATGAAGCGCTGAATTTGAGATGATCCCGAATTGCTCTGACGTAAGCGACAGGTTCTTAGCAACCGCTGCATTCGACGCGGTCATGAGGTCCATGTCGGAGATTTCGCCGTTGGTTACCTCGCGTAGTTCTGCGATGTTTCCCGTGAAGCCCTCGGTGACGGCGGAAACATGCGCAATGGATTCGCCGAGCTCAAAAAGCGCGTGCACGGCCTCGACGGCGATGAACCCGATCGACGCCGCTCCGAGTATCGCCGCCTGGTGCGACTCGATTCCCTCGCCGATAGACGTTAGGCCGCCAACGACGCCGCTATGCTCCTTCACCTCGGCCATGTGGGCCGCGTGCTCTTTCGCATCGCGCTCCTGTTGCGTATACGCCTGCTTGAGCAACGACTGCAACGCGGTGGCCTGGCTCTGCGCCTGTGATAGTTCCTTCGCCGCGTACGCCTTCGCGTTCGCGTCCATGGTCTCTGCCTGGACCTTGTACAACTGCGACTGGCGTTGCAGGGATTCCTGGAACGCGGACTCCAACCCGGCGGCGCCCTGCATCGCGATCGCGCGCGCCTCGGCGGGGTCGACGCCCTTGATGCCGAGTTTGAGTACGATGTTGTCTTCGCCGGTGATTGCCATCAGTGAGCCGCCCTTCGAAGTTCATTCTCCCGGTCGCGAAACTTGCCCTTCTCGGACATCCACAGGTGCACGAGCTCGATCACGAGCGGCGCCAGCGACGACGCCCGCCGCGCGCCGAGCTCGATTTCGTTCGCGTACATCGCAATCAGGTTCGCCGGGTGTTGTCCGCCTTCGAGGTGCGGCGCAAACGCCGGGCGCCCGAGCCGGTCAGAGATGTCGGCCAAGTCGCCCGGTTGGCGCAGGTAGGCGGCTGGGCACTCGGGGAATTCGTGGTCCGTCGACTCGACCAAGAGAAACGTCCCTGGCTCTCGCTCGTCAGCCTCGTCCGGGCACGACCATTGCCGGCGCATCTCCACCGGGCAACCTATGCACCCGCCTCGGCCGGTGCGCCCGTTGCCGCCGTAACGGCCGTCGAAGACGCCACCTCCGACGATGGCGGGAGCGTGGGCGGCGGCGATGATGCTTTTTTTTCCGGCTCGCTCGGCTGGCTCGCGGCGAAGATCAGCGCGCCGTAGAACTCCACCATGCCCGGGTACTCGCACCGCATGTGATTGGCGAATCCCTCGGACAGCACCGTCATGCCCGCCACGCGCTCGGTGGACCGAAGACCGGTGACGCCCGTGGGTTCGAGCGTGAACGACTCTGGTGCATCGCGGAACCTGACGGCCATGCGGAAGCACATGGACACGACGAGTTCCCACGAAGGCCCGGGCGATGCCGAGTCATACATGCCGCGCACGTACTGCGCCTCGGTGAAGGTCAGAGCGCGAAACGTGAACGTCGTCGGCTGGCCGGCGGTGGCGTAGTTGCGCAGATGGACAGCGTCGCCGTCCTTTTGCCAGTCCTCGCGGGCGGACTGCGGCACGTTTTCGAGCGCCGCATCCCCGATCCAAATGGTGTCCCGCTTCTCGCCCGCCCGGTACCCGAACCTAAGAGCCATCGTCCGTCACCGAGACGCGCGGGGCGGTCGAGCCGTCGTCCTTGAGGATCCGCACCGCCAGCGTCACGCCACACGAGCACGGCACGAAGCACGACACGCCGTCGTACCCGACGCTCACCGAATGCACGGACTGCCCGTGCCGGTCGCCGCTCGCATGAGCGGGATTCGCCGCAACGGCCGCCGCAATGGCGGCCTCGGCCATGGATTCGAGGCTCACGTCAGCACCACCCAAACGAGAGCTCGGACAGCCCCGGGAAGGTGGCAGTCGGGTAGAGCTGCGCGTTGGACTGGTCGACGGCCGCCTCGGGCGAGACGCACGTGAAGTCGATGGTGGAGACGCCCTGGCCGTTGTCGTAGCCGAACTCGTCGCCGGTGAAGACGAGCGTCGGCATGAACAGCCAGAACGTCTCCTTGGGCGCGGTGCCTTTTTGGTAGAGCACGGCCATCGGAACGCGGTTCTGCATCCGGTCCATGAGATCGGTGAAGCCCGCGAGATCGTCGTTGTCGGAGTAGATTTTCATCTGACCCGTGGGCGCCGAGAGGTCCTGGAGAAGGCCGTCCATCTGCCCGAGCCCCGACAGCGAGTTGCGCGGCACTGGCTTGAGGCCCGCGTTCACGGACAGGCTGATCACGTTGACGAAGGTACCGTCGATCACCATGCGGGCGCCCTTGCCGTCGGTCGACACGCCCACGTCGGGGATACTGATCGGGTTGGATGCCCCGAGCGCGACCGGCCGATCCACGTTGTACTGCAGCGCCTCGCCGGCGGTGTATGCCAGCTTGAAGTGCACCGGCATGAGCCGCTGAACGTCGATGGTCAGGGTCGGCATGCACCCCTGGTAGAGCTGACGCACCTTGCCGCCGCGGAAGATATCCCATGTCCGCGTGAAAAAGTTCAGCGTCTTGCGGGTGTAAAAGGCGCTCGCGTACCCGACGGTGCCGGTCGTGACACTGGCGAATCCGGCGGTCCCGGGCGCGTACTTCGTGACGTTCGACCCGGTGGCCGACAGGATCGGCGCGACCTTGCCGTTGTTCAGCAGGATCGCCCCGTTCACCGAGGGCACCGCGGCGGTCATCGTGATCGAGTTGGCGTCGATCGCGCTCACCGTGCCGCCCGTGTTCAGCGTTTGCACGAAGTGGTCGGCGAGGATGTCCCCGAGCTCGATCGGCGGTGTGGCCGCGACGCCCGAGCCGGCGGACACGGTGAGCGGGCGCCCTTCGACGTCCATGGACACGGTCCCGTCGTTCGCCAGGACAATCGGCATGTCTCCGCCCTGCGAGCCGGTGCCGATGATCTTGCGGGCGATCGACTTCGCCTTGATGGACGCCGTGATGTCGGCGGCCGGGCGAATCACCTTGCGGATGAGGAACAGGTCACCGACGGCCGTGGTGATTGGCAGCGCCGCAGTCGGTGTGAAGGTCCCCGTGGACGAGGTGAACGAGAGAAGCTGGAACGCCTTGCCCGCGTTCGCCCCCGAGATGCCGAGCGCGTAGTACCCCTTGCCCGGCGCCCAGTAGTTGTCGGGCTCATTGGCGACGGCCGCGTGCGTGGTCGAGATGACCGCCGCGGAGCTCGCCGTGGTCACGCGCACCGGGACATCACTCGGATCCCAACAACGGATCGCGGTGTTCGCGGCCGGGGTGGGCCATGGCGCGTCGATGGTCGCGACCGTGCCGGCAACCGAAATCACCTGGCGCGGCTGGCTCCGGATGTTCCCGTCTTCGGGGAGCACGTAGCTGCCGACCGCCGTGGCGTCGACATTCGCGTCGGTGAACGTGGTGGCCGTGATGGCCGTGGGGCGAAACGACCGCGTGAGCGCGTGCTCTTGGGCGGCTCGGTACTGGGGTTCGGCTACGGTCAAGATTAGGTCTTGACTTTGCCTTCTGGGTTCCGTCGGCATTTCTCGCTACCTCTCTGCGGTTTCCCGCGCCTCCCGCCTCGATCCACACGCCCTGAAGTGGTTTGGTTGTTACGACTTGGTGATGACTACTTTCAGTCCCTTCATGAGATCGCCGGTCGCCCGGAGAATTGGAGTCACGAAGCCGAATTTCCGCTGCTTTCGGCGAGCGTACTCGGGGGTGAGTGCTCGAAAGGACGTGCCTCCCGGGCCGCGCTGCGCGTCCACGTTGGACTGAATCGCCGCCAGCATGGCCTGCCCGATCCCCTGGTACACGGCTTGCCGGGCGGTGACATTGACCGACATCGCGCGCTGGATTCGGTCGCGAAGCTGCTTGACCACGTCGGCGGGGAACCAAAACGGGTCTCGCCCGCGGTTCGCCTGCGCCCGGGCGATGAGCGCGTTCAGATCCGCGCCGCGCGCCCCGCCGGTCTGGATGCCGATCTCCGCCGAGTCGCCGGCCGCCTCGGTCATCGCCTTGGCCATCAAGTCGGCCGACTGCGACGTCAGTCCGTCGGTCTGCAGGTAGATCTGCGGTATCGGCGGCGGCGTCAGCACGGCATCAGGATGACACGGTGGTCGCGAGCCACTCAACATTGAACCGGATTCGCCAGACCTCGCCCAGCGGATCGTCCCGCAGTCGGTCGAAGTCCTGCCACGTCACGACGCGGATGCCGGTGTTCTGCTCGTCGTAGCTGGCCGAGTCCTCGCACGCGGCCACGAGGCCCCGGGAGCCGAGCGTCCCGAACGCGTCATCGAGGGCCCGCTTGTTGACGGACAGCCGGTCGCCGCCGAGGTAGTACCCGCCCGACGAGCCGCCCCCACGGAAGTAGCAGGTCTGGATTTCCACGCTCCCGAGGTTCCGGACCACCTCGCCGGTGCCGAAGACCTGCCGCGCGGTGTCGATGCCAGACGCCTCGACCCGGTAGACGCCGTCTCGCCCGCCCATGGGCTGCTTGCCGAGCTCGAACCGGGTGATTGCCTTGCGCCAGACGCCGCCGACACGAGGGGTCGCCTCCACGACGCTCTCAAACCTCGCCAGGATGGCGCCGGTGAGAATCGGCACGGTCAGTCGGTCTCGGGCATTTGCGCCTGCCCAGCGACGAACCGCGCAGCCTCGCACGCGCTGCAGAGGCAGAAGTGCGCCAGCCAGTCGTGGGTTGGCGTGACCGGGTGGAGCGGGCGTTTGGCCCATGCGCACTGCGCTAACCACTGGTCAAGGGGCAGCGGGAACATCAAAGCACCTCCAGGTCGATGAACGGGTAGGCCCCGCTAAAAGTAGGCGCGCTGGCGGTCCCGTCGGCGTTGAGGCCGCTGGTCTCGGCCATGACCTGCCGCTTGAGCCGGTCGTACTCGGTCCGAATCCGCTCGAACTGGTCTTTCCACTCGGGCCCGAACTCGAACTCGCGGTCGAGCCAAAAGCGGTGCGCGCACAGGTTGCGGAAGTGGTCGACGCCGAGGAACGTGTCGGCCCGCTGGGAGTCACCCAGGTCGATGAACATGCGCTCGCGGGCTACGTCGAACGCGAAAAATATGTCGAGTTCCTGGGACAGCGAGCCGGCCAGCTTGGGGTCGACGTTGCGGATGTCGATCTCGCTGATCAGGCGCTTCGGGATCAGGCGCTGGACCACCTGCAGTGTCTCTGTCTGGTCGTCACCGAGGTCGGTGGTGAATATCGCGAATGCATCCCACAGCGGCGTGTCGGTGACGCCCGGGACGTTGGCGATGACCGCGCTGACTCCGAGTCCGAGCCACGGCGTGCCGGCGGGCTTGTCACGCATGAATGGCGCCCAAAGCAGGACGTTGGAAGCATCGATGACCTGCTTGACCGTGACCTCTTCGTCGCCCACGAGGTACCGCGCGCGTGTGGCCATACCCGTGGTAGAGCCGACCTGCACTTGGTACGTGACGCCGCCGGTGGCCGCGATCGTGACGGTGGTGTTGACGGGGTCGATTGTGCACGCCTGCGAGGTCACGATCGCCGTGCCGTCGGACTTCGTGATCGTGACGGTGCACGAGGCCGGTCGGCGCCCGCTGAAGAACGTCGACACGGTGCCGCCCTTGCCGCATGCGAGCCGCTGGATCATGGATGCGACCCTAGCACGAGTCCGCGCCCGCAGCGCCTCCGCCGAGTGCCGCCACGCGGGCGATGTCGCGGAACCGCTGCCCGTACTGGGTGCGCATGAACGGGTCTGTCATCTCCAGCATGACGGCGGGCGCCGCGCGTTCGAGCCGCGCCTCGCCGCTCGCCGAGCTGGCGGACTTGTACGTGATATCTCCCGCGCGCCCCTGGATTCCCATTGCCTGATCCTTGGACTCCATCGCGATGAAGTGCGCCGTCAGGTACCCGAGCGCGTCGTTGTACCAGACGCCGTATCGCGAGACGTCCACATAGTTCACCGCGCGGGCGATGTGACGCGTGACATCCGCGTCTGTCACGGCGGACGCGAAGACTGGGAACGCGGTCTTGAAGTCTGAGGCTAGGTAGGCCATCGGTAACGGGAGGTGGCATCGAACCACCTAGACCGGGGTATGGGCCCGGTTGTCTCCAAAGACTTCCCGCGGTGAACCCCCTGTTGCGCCCGGGGGTGCGGCGTGAAGCTAGACCGGCGCGACGCCGGAGAGGTAGTCGAATTGGTTCGCGAACCCGTCGCCCTGGATCGTGAGCCTTGCGCTGGCCCCATACATGAGCATCGCCACTACTCATCCCCTCCCTTCTTCGAGAAGCGCGCCTTCGCCGGCTCCGGCACGGGCTCGACGGCGGCTTCCGGAACCGGCACCGGTTTCGGCATCGGCACCTGCACCACGTCTCCGACCCGTTCGAGCTTGCCGGATGCGATCAGCTTTTCTACGTTGGAGTCACCAATGTATGAGCCGCCCGAGAACACGCAAATCGTCGAGTAGCATTCAACCCCTTCCGGGGCTGCGTCGACTATGACGTCAGCCCCGGTATCGTTCTTGACGAGCATGGCGGCTTAGGTGTTGTCCCGGTAGTAGACCGTGGGAACGCGTCGGATCTCGAGGCCGGCGTACTTGTACTCGCCGGGGACGATGATCTTCAGTCCCTGATACTGCGGCGCCAGGAAGCGCAGCGGCATCGGCACGTGATACACCATGTTGTCGTCGTCTGCGTTGAAGAACACCGCGCGGTTGGTCGATGCCCCGGTGCCAATCCCCGCCAACTCGAAGATCGGAACGATCTTCATGTTGGGGTAGATGTTCTGCAGGAACGCCAGCACGGTCGTGTCGCTGACGGTGGAGCGCGGCTTCAGGAACGCCTCGAAGGTCGGGATCGACACCGCGAGCATGTTCGGCACGCTGTTGTTCTGCGTGTTGGTCATGATCGTGGCGACGGTGGCGATGACGTCGGCGATGATCTGGTCGGCCGTTGCCAGGGTGTCCCACCTGTTGGTCACGGTCTGCATGAAGCTGGCCACCACGGTAGCGTTGTTGAAGAGCCCCGTGAACCCAGACGCCGCCTCTCCGGTGAGAGCCACCGCGTTCAGGTGGCGCATGTACGCCATGTTCGCGGCCTTCAGCTTCGTGATCGGCAGCGGGCGCTGGAGGTACGCCGACACCCGGAGGTCTTCCGTGGTGTAGCTGTACTGGACGGCGCCCTGAGCGACCGCGAACTGCTTGCGGGCGTAGGCCACGTCGACCTCGGGGATGTCGTTCCCCATGCCGGAGATGCGCTTGCCCTGCCCGACGTAGTCGACGATCTGGTACTCGACCGACTGCGCCCACTCGCCGTCCGCGTAGCTGATGGTGTTGCCCAGCAGCGTTTGGAAGGTCAGCGGCGCGTACTGCTTCTCGTAGGTCTTCTGCTCGACAAAGGCGAGCTGAGACACCGCGAACGCCTGCGCTTCGACGGCGTCAGCCGCGCGCCGGCCGAAGGGCGACCATGCGCCCATCCCCAGGATCTGCGGGTTGGACGAGATGAAGTGTTGGATCTGGGCGAGCCGGTTTTCGTCGGCGTCGAAAGTGACGGGCTGTTGAGTTTCGCCGTCCACCGTGGTGATGAGCATGTGCGTTTTCCTTTGGTTTTCGGTTGACGGGTTAGGTGGTGGTCATGTTGACGCGAACGCGTCCGACGCCACCGGAGGTGACGGTGTCGAGCCAGATCGCATTGGGGAAGGCGGTGCGCGTGGTGCCGTTGCCGGCTCCGCCGGTGGTGCCTCCGACGGTGAGCGGGGTTGCGACGACGCCGACCGCCGCGTCTCCCTCGGTGACGTTCTCGGCTGCGGTGCAGACCACCACGCCGAAGGTCACGAAGGGTACCGGGGTATTCTGCGCGTAGAGGACCGAGTTGTTGCCGCCGGCGGCCGGGGCGATCAGTGGCGAGGCGTTGCGGACTGAGATCCCGCAGGGGATGTCAGCGCCGGCCGAGTACGCCTTGATCTTGTCGGTCGCTCCGAACGCGGTGGCAGTGCTTCGGACCACGATCTGGCCGAAGTCCACAGCGGTCGCCTGGTCGTTGATGCCGGTGCGGATGACGGTGGGCCCGCCTTCGGCGATCTGGCCGGGGTAGCCGGGCTGGAGCAGGGTGCCCCCGTAAGTGGCGAGAGAGGGAATTGCCATGTGAGTCTCCTGTGCGTGTTGACGTTGGTTGGTTGGTCAGCGGCGACTACGCACGCTGTGAATCGGTCTTGGCGGTGGGTCGGGTCGCGAGGTTGGCCATCGCGGCCGCGCGCCCGACGAGCTTGGGAGCGGCGCCCCCGGTGGCAGCGCCCGACAGCGCGCGCCCGTTGGCGGCGTCGATCGCGGCGGCGTCGGTCGCCTGCGCGGACACGGTGCCACCAGCGGCAACGCACGCGTCGAAGGCTGCCTTGACCGAGGCGGGCTCGGCCTTGGCGGGCTCGATGCCTGCCAGTACGGCCAGCGCCACCGGCTTCACGGTCGACGCGGCATCGGCCACGACGGTCGCGAGCGCCTCGACGCGGATCGCATGGGCGGACTTGCCGGCCGCCTTGACGGCGGGAGCCAACTTGGCGGCGTCGCCCACGACCTTCGAGAGTTCGGCGGCCAACGCCTGAACCTGCTCGGGAGTCGGGATCTTGGCGGTCACCTCGGCCAGCGCCGCGGCATGGTCGGCCACGAGCTTCGTGTTCTTCTCGCGCTCGGTGGTCAACTCCGCCTGCGCGGTGGCGAGCGCCTGCCCCGCGGTCGCGGCGGCGTCCTGGGCGGCCTTCGTGGCCTTGCCAGCGTCCGCCACGACCTTCTCCACCACCGTCGCGGCGTTGTCCTCGAGCTCGACGGCGAGGCCGTCCAAGACAAGCTTCCTGAGTGCCATTGGTCTGTTCTCCTGGTCAGCGATCCGGCACGCGAGACCACCGCGCGCCACGTCAACAATTGCGGTGTGGTTCCCGCGAATTTGTCGCTGGACCCCGACGTACGGCGTGCCGTCGGCGGCTACCCCGGGGGTCAGGTCGAGCTCGAAGCTGTAGCCCTGCGACAGCGCGCTCTTGCCGGCGCCGACCTTCTGCACCGCCGCGCCGTCGCGGATCAGGATCTTCGCCCCGACGTTCTTCCCGGCGGGGGCGACCGCGTGTACGTCGCCGATCGCAACCTGCTTCCAGTTCGCGGCGCTCACCCCGGCTGGCGGGTGGTCCATCGTGAGCGGTTTGTTTTCGAAGCTGGCGAGCGTCTCGGGCGACAGGACCTCGTCGGTGGGGCGGTACAGCCCGACCATCTGCTTAGGCGGCAGGTCGGTCAGTCCGAGCTCGCCGGCCGTGTACATCTGCACGTTGTCGGACGCCGCGAGCACGGCGGGCGCGACCATGTATCCCTCGTCCGTCAGGGATCTGGAGGTCAGACCAACGAGGTCGGTGACCGAGATTCGCCGTGCCATTCCCTCGAATGGTCGGCAACGCTACGATTTTCCTCAATTCGCAAGCGAGAATTGAGCCAGTTGTGTCGTCATGGTTCTATCAACGTCACATGAACGAACCATCATGTTCCCACCAAGCGATGATGCGCGTCGCGGTCGCGGCCAACGCCAGCCTGTCCACCGTGCGGAAGGTCATCGCGGGCGAGCCGACGCGGCCGAGCCTACGCGAGCGCGTGGAGGCCGCGCTGCGCGCCGAAGGGCTCGGCCACCTGATCCGCGCGTCATGAGCCGACGCACCATGTGCGCTACCGTGGTGGCATGAGCAAGCGCCGCCCGAAGGTCACGATTCCGCCCATCTCGGCCGCCGACGGGCCACCTCCGGCCAGCCCGCAAGCCGTGACCGACGGATTCCTGAACCTCGTCAGCGCGCTCGGCTCGAGTTCTGACAAGAACGCGTACTCGGGATACGCGATCCCGGTGCAGATGTCGCAGCTGCAACTCGATGCGATGTATCGCGGATCGTGGCTCGCCGGCAAGATCGTCGACGCTCCGGTTGCGGACATGACCCGCGAATGGGTGGCGCTCACGTGGGACGGCCGCGACGACGACGACAACGACTCGAACGCGATCGAAGTCGCCGAGGTTGCGCTGAAGTTTCGCGAGCGCATCCGCACCGGCATGAAGTGGGCTCGCCTCTACGGAGGCGCGTGCTCGATCGTCGTCATGCGCGGCGAGGATCTCTCGACCCCGCTCGACGTCACGAAGATCAAGAAGGGCGGCCTTCTTAACTTCATCACGCGCGACCGATGGCGATTCCCCGCCGTCACCGACGTGGACCAAGACACGAACTCGCCCAACTTCGACCTGCCGCTCATGTACACGATCGCCGAGAGCGGGCAACAAGTGCACTGGACGCGCGTGATCCGCTGGCCCGGCCGCGAGTTGCCGTACTACCAATGGCGGCAGAACGCGATGTGGGATGACAGTGAACTCTTCCACGTAGTCAACGCGCTTCAGAACTACGACGGCGCGTGTGCGGCTGCGGGGTCGATGCTCCACGAGGCGAACGTCGACATCATCTCGGCCAAGGGGCTCGCGAAGGCGTTCAGCGCTGGCCAAGACTCGGCAGTCATCAAACGGTTTCAGCTTTCTGCGATGAACAAGTCGCTCAACAAGAACCTCCTGCTCGACGCCGACACGGAGTCGTGGCAGCAAAAGGTCACGTCGTTCAGCGGGATCGAGAGCATCCTCGTGCGCTTCATGATCGACGTATCGGGCGCCGCCGATATCCCGACGACGCGCCTTTTCGGGCAGAGCCCGGCCGGCCTCAGCGCTACCGGAGAGAGCGACATCCGCAACTATTACGACCGTCTGTCTGGCGATCAGGAGGCGAAATTACGCGCGCCCCTCATGCGCATGTACGAAATCCTCGTGCGCTCGGTCCTCGGCGGACTGCCCGACGGATTCGAGATGACGTTCAATCCCCTTTGGCAGATGTCCGACGTCGAAGCGGCGGCCCGCGATAACACGCGCGCGACGATGGACGCCGCCTACATCGCGGCGAAGGTCATCACGCCCGGTCTCGCCGCCCGCGAGCTCAAGGATCGCGGGACCTACCGCACAATCGAAGACGAGGACATCGAAGAGGCCGAAGAGGCGTCATTGCCAGACGAGAACGAATCCACGACTCCGGGCAACTTCGACCCCGAGACCGGCGAGCCCGTAAACGCGAACCAGGGCAGCGAGGCCAGTGGAGCGTCGGCGGGCACGAAGGAAACGCCACCGCCCGCCGAAGTCACGCTTCCGAAGCAGGCAGCGCACGAGGCGGGAGATGCGGCGCCGACGAAGATCCCGGCGTGGTTCCAGGATTGCTTGAACACCCACGACTCGATCGTCATCACCGGCGGCCCGAAGCACGGGAAGACCACGCTGGCAAGCCTAGTGAAAGACCGGCCGACGTGGTCAACCGACGAGCTGCTCAATGACGAGACGGTCAGTTGGGCGCAAACGCCCGAGCAGATTGCAGCCCGCGCCAGGGCCATCGGCCAGCGGTACGTCATCGAGGGCGTGCACACGGCGCACGCGCTTCGGTCGGGAAAGCTCACCGCCGACTGCGTGGTGTCGATGAATGGCCCCAAGGTCCCGCTGTCCGCCGGTCAGGCGACGATGGCCAAGGGTGTGGCGACGGTATTCGGGCAGTGGCGCGCTGCGAATCCAGGCGCGACGGTGGTGCACGAGCCGAAGGCGACCGGCGACCGGGCGATGCCTGGCGACATGTTCAAGCACGACGGCTCGGGTTGGACGGTATATCGCGACGGGAAGCGCATCGGCGGCCCGTACGCCACGATGGCCAAGGCCCGCCGACGGCTGAAGATGGGCTAGCGCCCGCGCTTCTGCGTCGAGCACGCGGCGTCGACGAATCCCCACAGGTACACCTGCCGCGCCAGCACGAGCGATATGCCGAGGTCGTCCAGCACCGCGCGCGGGCAGTCTCGCTCGAACGCCGATTGGAACTCGGGCGAGCGGCTCATCACCGCTTGGAAGTTGGCCGCCGTGTCGTGCTTGACAGTGGTGTGCGCCACTCCCGCGCCCCGCTGGCGGCCGAGCTCGCGCACGGCTTCTTTGGCGGCGTCCGAGTTCACCGGTACTGGCCCCAGCGCCCGCCCGGGCGGAACACGGAGCCGCCCATGGTTGCGGGCGACGCGGGCGGAACGGACGCGGGCTCGCGTGCCTTACGATTCGGCGGCGTGTCGATTTGGCACTGCGCCCGGTGGATGAACACGTCGGCGCACGCGGTGCAAAACGTGCGATACACGCGCAGCGACGGGCCGGCGGTCGGCGTCTTGCAGTCGGGGGATGCGCAGGTCCATGGGACCTTGACCGACTTCGCGGGGCGCGCGGCAGGTAGGTCGCGGTGGACACGATCCTCGGGTGGACCGGACGCATGCGGAGTCGCATACGCCTTCTTCGTCTCCTCGTCCATGAGCGTGGTCAGGTCGAAGCGGCGCAGACTGCCAGGGATGAACACGCGCCCGATCTCGCCCTTCTTTGTGCACGTCTTCCACTCTGAGCCCGGGACGAACCTGCCATCGACGACGAGCCTATCGCCGATGGAGGAATCCCGGTCGGCGCGGGCGTACACCTCCGCGTCGGCGATCAGCCAGCGCGGACCGATCAGTATCACTTGCAACCTCCCTTGCACTTCACCGGCGCGTAGCCCGAGCCGATGTACGCCGGGCCATGGCAGCGCGGGCACTCGTCGGGGAACTCGGGGTCTTTGGCGCACGCCAGGACTCGCTGCGCAAGCCACGAGCCGGCTGCGGCAGATTCTTCGGTCGTCGGCCATCGCCCGCAGTCGCGTTCGAGCTTTGCCAGCGCCTTCGAAGCAAATGAGTCCGCCGCGGACTCGCCGCCCGGGCCTTTGACGTCATCGTACGCCGCATCGATGGGCTCGCCGACGTCGCCGAGGTACTGGTCGACCATCGACTTCGCCGCGCGCTCGATCTCGACGTCAGTGACCGGCACGGCGAGCAGGGCCGCGAACGACTTCCCGTCCGCGGCGATGCGGGCGACGACGTGCGTCTCCGAATGGAAACCGTTGTCCGACGTCCACTGAATGCCCCGGTGGGTGCCTGACGGGAACACGGTGCGTTCGGACGGCGGCATGGTGGCGAGCGCGCCCGCATGGCACGCGTCGCACCTGATCGACCGGTCCTCGCGTCGGCGCGCGGGTGAGCCGCACGCGCATCGCCAGGTCGTGGTGGCGGCCATCGACTTCCCGCACGAGCAATCCGACGCGGCCCACTCGCACACGGGGCAGGTCCACATGGGCGCTGCCAGCGCAGCTTCGGCTTCGTGGGCGGCGCTCTCCACTGGAAGCCACATCCGATCGACGTCGTCGAGCGCCCATCGGATTCCGCGCACATCCCTCTCGGCTTCGTCCATCGAAGCAAATGCGACGTGCGCCGCATCCGCCGCCGCCTTCCAGATCTTCGCCCTCGCCCGCATGGTCATCGCGCGCCGTTGCTTTTCCGCCTTCTCGTCTCCCATGTTGCCTCCTTCGTTCACGACGTTGGCCCCACGATTTTCCCCATCGCGTCGGGGCGAATGCATACAGTACACCGGGCGCGCGGCCGGGTCAAGCCTCAGAGCACGTCCCAGAGGGATAGCGAGTTCGCCACCTTCGCAAATGCGCCCGCACTCGCGTCAACCGCGTCGTCGTGCGTGCCCGACCCCGGGAAGCCTTCGAGCTGCCCGAAGTACTCCTCGTTCCAGTTGCCGCGCACCACATCCACGTTGCCCGCCTGCCACTGCGACGCGAACGGCTCGGCGCGCGTCTCCTTGTCGCCGGTCTCGCGCTCGGTACTCACGCCGAACCCCGCGAGGTACTGCACGTATCCCTCGGCCTGTTCCTTGCCCGCCTGCCCCGGGTCTTGCGAAATCCATACGTGCGTGCCGCTCGGGTCGCGCTCCGCGGTGGACTTGACCAACTGGCGAACGTTGGCCGATCGCTCGCGCGCGAACTCGGCATGCGCCACGACGTAACGCCCGTTCGGTCGCGAGCCCATGAGCACGCCGCACGTCCAGTCTGGATCCGCGTTCGACTCCCCCGGCTCAGTCGCGGCGAGATCCCACTTGCGCACCCACGCGGTCACGTCGTCGGGCACGCGGTCGAGCATGTGCGCCTCGTGACGGCGGAACACGTCGCCAGGCGCGGCCTTCGCTTTCCAGTTGCCGCCGAGAAGCCGCGCGCGCTCGACCCGCGACATCGACATCAACGTGCCGCGGTAGCTCGGGTCCTGCTTCTCCAGGATCGCGTTCTCCTCAAGCCGGCCGGGGACGAACGTGATCGACTTGACCCACTCGATCGACATGCCGGGCGCCTGCCGCACCACCTCGTCGGGCGAGTCACCCCAGATGATCGTGTCACCGATACGCGTGAAGTAGCGCAGCACGCCGGCCCGCGTGGGGATCGGCAACCCGTAGTCGGGCGACTCTTTGTCCTGCTCGATCCACCACGCAATCAGCGCCGCGACCCACGAATCCGCGTCGGGGTTGCAACTCGCCATGACCTGCGGGCGCACGCCGCACGTCGAGCGGTTGCGCGAGAGCATGTACCAAAATTGCTTCGGCGTGAAGTGCGTGAGCTCGTCAAAGATGATCAGCGCAATCTGCGCGCCCTGCCAATCGTAGACGTTGTCTTCGTGTTCGAGGTGCGCGAACTTGACTTTCGCCGTTGACTTCCACTTCCATTCGAGCTCGGTGTTGTTCGAGCGCGCGCCGAGTAGCGGGTAGATTTTCTCGGCCTCGTCCCACAGACCGCCGGGGTTCTTGATCTGCTTCGTGGTGCGGCGAAACATGACCGCCGAGAATCCCGGGACGTGGACGTGCCGCGCGGGGGCGATGACCTCGGTGAACGTCTTGCCGCATCCAGCCGCGCCGCCACACACCACGATGTCGGCGGGGCTCGATAGCGTCTTGGTCTGAAACCCAGGCTGCGGGCGAATCTCCCGCGGGCGCGCCATGCCTACCCCTCGTCGTCGTCGGACGAAGCTGGCAGCGCCTCGCGGCCGTTCTCGGGCAAATAGAGCGTCACCCGTGGCGCCGAGAGCTCGACCGGGCCGCCGTCAGCCCCGGTGAGCTCGACGCGGTCGCTGAACAGCCCGACGTGGCGCCCGGCGAGCCGAAGCGGGCCGGGTTTGTCCCACAACTTGATCTCGACCTCGACCTCCCGCGAACCATCTGCGGCGTAGCGCACTTTTCGCTTGACAGCCTGCACCGCACGCTTGGCGTTTTTCGGTGCACCGGGGGTCAAGGTGACCACGCCCTCCTCGTCAACCTGGTAGTGCGTGAAGTCCGAGAACGCCAACAGCGCGATTTCCTTCAGGACTCGCTCGGCCGTGATCGCCGTCTTCAGGCTACGCTTACGCTTCAACTCGGCAATCGCCGTGCCAACCCTTGGATTGGTTAACAAGGTCGACGCCTGCGCGTCCGCGCTGTTTGCCGAGTACCCGGCCCTGATTGCAGCCCGGGTTCCGTTCAGGTCTTTTACGTACTCCTCTGCGAACCGGGCCTGCTTCGGGGTGAGCTCGCCATCCGCTTCGGTGGCCACGCTCCAAACCATGCCACCGATCCCTCCCCGCCCGAATTCCCACATTCCTGATGCTTAGCGGCTATGTGAAGAAGTGCAAAGAAGTGCAAAGCTAAGCTATGGTCTCTTGCGCACCTACATCATCTCGTGATACCGCAAGAGGCGATCGCGTGCTCCGTTTCCGGAACCTTCGGATTCTTCACGCGGGGCAGTACCAAGTCCCAAGCGCCCCGGATGAGCGCCGGCATCCGGCGGGGACCTCGGCAACCATCTGAGGCATGTGCGCCACGATCAGCCGGAGGCTGGTCACCCGTGCCGGCGCAGCTTTCGAGGCCTCGAATTCACCGCGTCAGTCGTCGGGCTCGCTCAGGACCCACGGGCCGCGCCAGCTCCGGACGAACACGTGCCCACCGAAGCGAACGACCTCGACCGGGTCTTGCAGGTCGGCGGCTTCTCCCACCGGGTAGATGGGGCGCAGCGTGCGGTACAGGCCTTCGACGGGATCGGCGTGGGTCTGGGCGGCGTTGGAATTTGGCATGCGGCGCACACATGCACGCATGATGCCGACATCATGTCACCCGTAGGCGCCGGGTTGCTGCCACTCCACCTCGAAGCGGGTCGTCCAGATCTCGGAACGGGGTAACTGGCGTGACGCGATGCCGCCCCACTTCGTAACGCTGCGGATGCCCGTGCCGGACCAGTTGCCATTGGGTGGGCTCTCGCACAGGTCCCCGATTCGAGCGAGGTCCTGCCAGCCGTTGCGTTGGCTGCGGCGCCGGTCCTCGAAGCGGAAATACGCCACGTCGATCACGCAGTCGAACACGCGGACCACGTCGGGCCCTCCCCAGAACGGGCGGCCGAGGCGCGCGGACGGGACCTCGACGGAGAAGAACCCGTCGCACCCTGGGTTCGGGCCGTGCTCGAGCGCGCGGCGGTAGGCCACCTGGAAGAACCTCCCGCCGGTGGTCGACGCGGCAATCACCTTGAGCACGTTGGCGGTGAAGGTGTCGACGATCGCGGACGCGCTCATGACCCATAGATGCCCATGTCGAGAGCCGCCACGAACTGAGGCAGGTCGGTGTACTGCCAGCCCGTGACGCCGACGATGACCGGGGCGGCGGCCGAGGTCGTGGCGGTCCATGCTTGGACGAACGTCTGCCCCAGGTTTGCAGGGTGAAAAATCTTCGCGCCGTTCTGGGTGACGCTGAAGATCGCCGCCGTGTTTCCAGCTCCAGCTACGATCTCGGGAGCTAGCGTGCAGTTGTTGCGAACGTCGATGCACACGACGTTGCAATCCCAGAAATGCATCGTCCCCATCCTCGTGACAGTGCACGGCTTTACCGATTGGATGCCGCATCCCTGGAACGTCATGATCCCTGTTGAATGCCAATCTCCAGAGGAGGCCTGTGCCGTGCTGATGAACTTCGAGCCGTTGCCTATAAATACGCAGGTACCGATCTGCATCTCCCCCCGCCATGTGAACCCAGAGCTGCCGCACTCGCAGAATCCAATAAGATTCGTGGTAGACATCGGGGAATAGACGTTCAGCGCTACAGAGGTCGAACTGCACCAGATCATGTATCCGCTCGATCCGGTAGGCGTCAGGATCGCTGCGAAGGTCGCGCCGATGCCGACGATTTCGATGTTCAGGCACCTGATCGCAGAGGCTGGCGGGCACACGATCTCTGGGAACTTGGAGTGCGAGACGACCTGGTAAGCGTCGCCGATGTTGAACGCCACGGTGGACCCAAATGACAGCGCGGAAGTATCCTCGGTGATGTTGACCGCCGGATTAATACGCGCCTGCTTCGATCCGAGATCCTTGATCAAATAGGCCCGCACGTTGGAGCCGACTTTTTCGATCCGACGGGCTCCGCCGGTGCCCGATATCAGTCCGGATGCCGTCCAGGAAGTTGCGATCGAGGTGTCTTCTACCATCGCCGGGGTGTTTCCGGATTGCTGGGTGACGTTAGTCAGGGTGCCGGTTGCAAGTATCGACTTGGTGCCGCGCAGTTCGAACCACGACCCGCCGGCGCTTTGGCATGGCGGGATACCGCGGGTTAGCGCGGTGGCCTCGGTCGGATCCGTGACATCTCCGAGCAGGTGCAGTATGTCGTGGGTGTTAGTTGGTAGCACGCGCCCGAGCGTGCGGCGCTGCCACTCTTTTACAGTACGCAGCGGGACGAGGTCGGACGCGGTCACCGTCGCGCCATAGCCGGTGGCCTCATCGTTTCCATTCACCGGATCGACCGACCATATACCCTGCGCCTGCCATGACAGGTTCTGAACTCCCAGTCGCGCCCACGTATTCGCCAGATCGCCGGAGGCCACGAGCGCCATGGACGGTTGCCAGTATGCCGAGGCCGCGGCGGGGGTTTGCCCGGTCGATGCCACCACGGCCAGCCAAGTCACGCCGCCGCTCGTGACCATCGCGCCCGCTGAATACGCAGTGACCCCGCTGTAGGCGCCGGTTGAATTGCCTGGCTGCAGTCGGAAATAGTCTCCGATGCTTACGACCCATGCGAGCGTTGAGCGCAGCGGGAGGTTGGTAGTGGTCACTGCCGAGAGTGCGGTCGCGCCGGAATAGACGCCGTCGCACACCAGGGTGTTCGTGGCTTGCGCGATGCCGGGACCCGGGAAGGACATCAGATCACCACCCACTGGCGCCCATCGGGCGCCGATATAAGCGACACGCCGTTGCTGGCCGTGCCGGTGTACGCCCGCAGTCGGTACTGGCGCTGCGTTTCCTCAACGAACGCGAGCCACGCGCCCGACAGCATGCCGAGCACGGGATAGGTGCCGAGGGCGGCGAGAGTTGCGACAGTGAACATGAAACCACCTCCGACGGGTGCGGCTTGCGTTGTATCAGGGGTAACGACCCAAACGAAGGGCTGTTCCCATTCTACCGTGAACTTGGCCTCCCACACTTCGAGGTGCTCGGTGTTCGTCGCGCGGTTGGCGGAGACGAGCTTGACCGACCGGATCCCCACGTCTTGAAACGCGTAGCCCGCCGGCGACTCGCAGAGATCGCCGATGCGCGCCATGTCGGCGGCCGCGTCCCGGTTGGAGCGGCGGCGGTCCGCAATCCGCCAGTAGGCCACCCGAATCACCACGTCGAGCTCGCGCACGGCGTCCGTCCCCCCCCAGAAGGGCCGAGCTTGGCGCGCGCCGGTGCATTCGACGTGGTACATGCCGTTGATGCCGCCCCGGTCGTAGACCTCCAGCGTGTGCCGGTAGCCGGCCTGCAGGAAGCGCCCGCCGTTCTGCGTTCCGGACAGGATCAGCGACACGTTGCGCACGAACTGGTCGATGACCGTGGACGCGAGGCGGGATTGCGCGACCGAGACCAGCGGAGGCCGGTCGCCCGGGGGCTGGCCGAGCTCGGGGTACATCAGGAGCAGGAGGCCGAACCGCACTGCGGCGTCCCGCTCCCCGGTCTTGCCCGCTACCTGGGCCAAGGTGGCGAGCAAGGCGGGCAGCGCCGGGAATTCCGACGAGGGGGCCAGTGGGAGCGCGCCAGATGCCGCCAGCGCCACGAGGCGGTCCTGGCCGGTGTCCATGGCCGTCGGCCCGGGGAACGCGGCGGAGAGCGAAGCGGGCGCGTCCGGCCCGCCGGGGGAGCCGAATGACTGGGCGAGAGTGCCGGTCGTGACCTCGGGCAGGTCCCGGCCCGAAGCGTCGGCGGTGGCGAGCGCGAGCGCGGCGGCGAGGGTCGGCGGGCGGTCGCCGGCAAAGACGAGCGTCAGGTACTCGATCAGGACCTGCGTCAGGACCATGGCGCCCGGGAACTCTCCGGACTGCCCGGTGGACTGGGCCAGTGTCGCAGTCGAGGTCGCGGCGCGGTCCCCGGCAGGCGGGGATTCGGTGGCCAGCGCCCCGGTCGCGGCGAGCGCGGGCGGGTTGGCGAGCTCACCGAACGTCCCGGGGTATTGCGTCAACAGGAACAGGACCGATTGCGTGACCGCGTAGGCGACCTCGGCGGAGAGGCCGGGGGCCTGGGCGAGCGTGGCCAGCGTCGTGAGCAGGTTCGCGGCGCCTGAGCCATCCTGTAGCGCCAGTGCGAGCGCGGCGGCGAGGGCGGCAGTCCCGGCGGTCTCGGCCGACTGGCCCGCGGCTTGGGCGAGGGTGGCGGCGAGCGTCCCGGCGCCCGGGGCCTCGGCGGATCCCGCGCCGGCTTGGGACAGGGCCGCGGCGAGGGTGGGCGGCAGTTCCCGGCCGACGGCGTTCGCCAGGGCTTGCGCCAGCGCAGCGGCGAGCGTGGTTGGCGCGTCGCCCGGCTTGACGGTCTCGGTCGCTTGGAGGAGCGGCGGTTGCGTCAGGTTGAGCGCGAGGATTGCCGCGTTCGCCATGGGATCACGGGTTGCCCGAGCACACCACTTCAGTGATGCACTGCTGGACCGTGATCGCCTCGGACGCGCCCGACGTGAGATGCAGCGAGATAAACTGCTGCGCGGTGGCAGAATTCCACGTGGCCATCGTCGCCGCTGTGAAGTCGATCGCCTTCGTACCGAATCCAGTCGCGGCCAAGTTGTGCGTCAGTTCGGAAGTCGCCACGCCGGCACAAGACGCACCGAGCGGCCCGCGCACGGTGAATTCCACGACCAACTTGCCCTGGTCGACCACTGCGGTAGGGACGCCGGCGTTCGTGAATGTGGCCACCGTAGTGTCAGACGTCGTGCCGGCGGTGCCGATCTTGACGAACCACGTTCGCGCGGCAGTGCCCGCCGCGGTCTTAGACATCGTCACTGTCCACCGAAAGACGGTGCCGATCTGGAATCCCTGAGGCGGAACGGCCAATAGCGAGCCAGTGATGAGCGTCAGCGTCGCCGCCGAGATCGCCTGATCTGCGACCGACACCGAGCGAGCGCCCGGGAAGAAACCGCCGTTCGGCGTCCAGAAAATCGGCGCGTTCAACTCGGCGACCGGGACAGGCGCGCCGTTGCCAAGTTGGTACTCGTCCCAATGATGCGGCCCGGACTGGCCGAGTAAGCGCGCGCCCGAATTGTTCGCGCCCATGATCGAGACGCCGCCGACGCCGGGATCTCCGCCGCGAAACGTGTTGTTTCGAGATGCTAGCGTGGCAGAGACGATCGAGCCGTTGAGCCGAACTCCCGGCTTGCGGATCCGATTGATCGCTCCGTCAGACGTGGCATTGCCGCCGTTGATATAGGTCTGAATGCAATCGATCGAATCGCTGTTGGCGAACTCGAACGCAGCCGGTCCCCACGTCGTGCCGTGGTTGATCGACGTCTGCACGATGGTTCCGCAGCAGGAATTCGCAGTACTGCCACCGTTGAACCTAAGCACGCATCCGTTACCGGGGACCGCTTGCACGATGTTCGAGCCGTTCACCGTGAGCGGGGTATGTACAACGTCCTCGGCTGAAACGATGCACCCGGTGAGCGTGGTCGTTCCGCCTCCGCCTGTGTACTGGACAAGTACCGGCATGCCCACCGACGTCATGATCCAGATGTACCCGGCAGCTGGAAGCGAGTTTGCGGCCACCGTGAGAGACTGCCCACTTGCCGTCAATGTCACCGCCGACGAGGTGGTGATAGCCGTCGTGACGGGCGCGGGTGACGCCGGGTTGTCCAGCATGCGGCCGCCGAAGTTCGTGAACAGGAAGCGGGTGGTGTCCTTTGCCTCCGTCGGAGTCGTGGAAATTTCCAGTCGAATTGCGATCGCGAGCGCGTCGACGACGAAAAAATCGCCGAGGATCATGCCGTGCACGGATCGCGCGACGACACCGCACAGCGCCTGGTTCTGGTCTCCGTTACGGCAGTCCAGATAGATTGACTGGAATCCGGTGCGCTTCAGGGACTGTACGCCGGTAGCATTGAACTCGATCATTCCGCCGAATGACGTACCACCGTCGGATGAGGTGCCATTCCATGCGAGCCGAGTCCCGCCGATCCTGGTGTAGTCGCCAGAGTCGCAATTATGGCCGCCGCCGATTCCACGGATCTGAACCGCAGAGGTGAAAACCGCGCGCGTGGGCCAGCCGTAGGAGTTGGTCTTGCTCTGGCCGAAGACGATAGTCGCGCCCGGGAAGGTTTGCGCGTTGATCGTGGTCGTCATCAGCGAAATGGCCGCCGTATTGTCGGTGCCGAACGAAACTCCGCATGCGCCCGACGTGGTCGTGCCGGCGGTGGCCGCAAGAGTAACGACCGAGCTCGAAGTGAATGCCGAGATCGTCGTTGTGAGCTGGGCGCCCGATGCTCCCGCGCGCGCGACCGTGACGCGCTTTCCGACGTCGGTGGACGCGAACGGCGTAGACGTCGCACACGTGAGCGTGGCCGACGTGGAGGTCATCGCGCCATCGAACACCGTCACCAGATCGCCGACGAAGCCGAAGTCGTCCTGCGCTGAATAGAACATCTCGCGAGTCAGCCCGGTCGAGAACGGGCCACCCTGCGGCGGAGCGTACGGCATTACGTGATCTCCTCAATGCGCGCGTTCCCCGTAGCCGAGGTCCATATGCCGTTGATCGCGCCGGTGTAGCAGGGCTGGATTGCCTCGTACACCTGGTTTGGCAGGATCAGGATTGCCGATGACGCCGTCGCGGCCGTGCCTCGGCCGAGCCGAAGCGGAAATGCCGAGTCGTTCAGGATCACGAACGACCGGCGAGCGGTATTGCTGGCGAGGAGCGAGACGGACGTCAGCGAGGCCGCCACCGTCGACACCGTCGGTGCGGTCGCGGAGGCCGGCGCGCTCACGACGGAGGCCACGCTGATGACGGCGGTGTTGCCCGCGCCGAGCGCGAGCGCGTAGATCGCCTCGTTGATGACCTGCATCGGCTGGCCGATCGGCGCGTTGGTGCCGGTGGATTGCGTGACGCCCGAGGGGCCGATGATGCACGCGCCTTGGGTGGAAAACCACACCGTGCCCGTGCCGCTGAAGATTTGGACCGGCGTGGTGTCGCCGACGGAGAATGTCGCGGAAGTTGCCATGTCAATTCCCCCAATGACTCACGACGGTGACGAGGAACGTGACAACACCGGCGGTCGTGACAGTCCCCGAGTTGCGGGCGCAGATCGCGAAGAACTCGCCGGGTTGGACGAAGATGTCTGGCGTGAGGATCTGGCCA